TAACTTTAATTTCCAGTATATACAACCTAAAAATGCGAGAATGCCTATGAAAAGGCAAACTGAAGTTATCTTACCTATATTTAAAAATGCCATGTCAGTCCTTGATAGCTGTTTCTCGACATATACTTTATCTTTCGATATTTTACTTATCACTGAGATTAAGGAGTCACACTTGCTATGATATATCGCAGCACTATCCTTGTATTCCTTAAGACTAGAAATACTATCTCTCAGTATCTGTACGTCCTCTTGTGATATTTCGTGATATTCGTAGTGAAATTTATCCTCACCAACCTTGTTGCCGTTCGCATCATACTTCGAAGCTGTACTATCCTTGATATGTGTCTTCTCTTTCGTAGTTGACTTCATAGACTCTTTATGCGATGCTCTGTATGATTCCAGCTCCTTGACAAGCCTTGCATTAAAGAGTGAATCCCACTTAGCCTCGTTGCGCCGGTCTGTGATGTACGTTTTCTTCTCTATCACACGTTCTTTCGCCTTACATCTACAGAACATTGATAGAATCAGCATTGCTACTGCAATGGTAATTACAACCTTTGTTATCTTATCTATCAGTTTCATAAGCAAGTGAATTAATTCTGTTCAGCCAACCATTCTTGAACTTTTTGTTCTGTGGTCTTGTCTGACAGATACGGTCAATGAAATTTTTTCTTTCCTGCTTGATGTTATCAAACAGTTCCCGGCCATCTCTTGCGTTGACAGCTGCGATAGTCTTCGGCCCGACAATACCATCCACATCAACGCCAAGAACTCTCTGAGGAATCTTGATACCGTAGGCTCCGCTAGCCCATACCCAGTCGACGAGGATATTGGCTACGTTCTGGTCTTTAATATCATCAGCATTCCACTTATCCCAGTAGTACTTCTTGAAGATTACACCCCATTGCACACTGGTCATACGCTTTAAATCGTTAACCGTCTTCTTGCTGCCGAATACTGAGCGGTACGTAGCAAGAGTCACACCCATATTAGTAGCTCCTCCCAAATCATCTTTGTCGTTAACGAAGCCACCTTCCCACTTTAGGATAAACGGCTCTAAAATCTTACTGTTTGCCATTTTTGTTTTCCTCCTCTTTTTTATCAAACTCATTGTTGAGTCTGTCAATAATCGGTTTCCAGTAACTAGGCAGTGCCTTTGCAAACTCGAATCTCAAAATGTAGTAAATAACTCTGAATGCTACATTCTTAGGGTATGCCTTGATGAGGTTTTTGAACGCGTTGCATAGATACACATAGCAGAATATATACGTAAGCATCTTAATCACGAATAATGCTTCTGTATTGTCGTTGCAACTTACCATGATTCCATACATGACATACACAATAACAACATACAAGAGCATCTCTAAAAGTGCGTTCTTGAACTTTGATACAGAAAAATTCTTGCATCGTACAACACTCACGCCGTCAGCTCGCATACCGCAGAAGATATTGAAGCCAAATGCGATAACCAACGCCAAGATGAATCCCTCTGTTGGCGTTGCAAAGGCAAGTATAGCTGAAAAAATAGTAACACCTATCTGCCGAATCTGTGATGAATCTAATAAATCTGTCATAATCTGTTATCCTGAATAATTAATAAAAATAAAGTTTCGGTCTCTTTCTGCAAAGATAGCAAAAAAAACCGAAACTTTATTCAGCATAACGAAAAACTTTAGACATTCAAGTCATAATATGGAAGTCTGCCACTTTCCAGGAAGGAAATACATTCATCGAAAATCTTTTGCTCGTAGTTGTACGTATTGATCTTCGGGAACCATTTCTTTATCTTTGCGTCGTTGCGTTTTACCATTTCACCCCAGAGAACGCACCAGTCTTCGAGATTGATGTTGTCGTTCTTGACCTCATGCCAATAGTCCTTGGCTACATCTTTAGTGTGAAGCTGGCCTATGAGACAAAGATGCATATCTGCCATTTCTTCGTTATAATGACACGCGCCAATCTCTCCCTGGACCTGCTTCATCATATCAAGCATTACGCTGTCATTCATTCCGACTTCACAACAATCTGCCATGATCGTAACACAGTTCTTGATAGCCTGCATGTCATTGCTAGCTATAATGTCTTCGAATATCTTTTTCATAACCGTATATTTTTGATGTTACTTCAGAAAATACTCTCTGATGTTGTATACACCATCCTTGTCTTTCAACAAATCGAGTGCAAGGCTGTGGGCATACTTAACCAGATGTTCTGTATCAATGTCCTTAACATCTTCCTTGCCGAGTATCTTAGCAATTGTGCATCCGTGGTCGCTTACAACCTGATTCATCGCAACGTACAAAGCGTAATCGTTGTAATAAGGTTTCTCTTCTGTTGCAAGTCCGAGACCGGTCATAGCATTGATCCATGTCTGCATATCCCAGGTTACTGGTGGATTCATACCGTTTACAATCTCCGAAGCCTCCTTCTTCGTAAGATAGTTCTTCCACTTGATAGCGCAAAGCTTATCAAGATACTCTTGTGCCAACTCTGGGTGCTTGGATGCCATATCCTTCATCATGCAACGCATCGTATTACCGAATACGTGCATATACTTTACGTTTGCTGATGATGCCATCATTCCGTACAGCTCATCAAATTTACTCATAATCTCTTTTGTTTCCATATCTTATATATTTTAACCTATTATCAAATCTCTCAACTCTACAAAGTCCTCCTCTGTGAAGTTGATACTTCGCTTGCTACCAAAGAGAATAGCAGTAGCAATTCCATCTGGCAGGTCAATAGACACAACTCCTTTGTCGATATGTCCGTGTATAAAACCTACATCGAATTTGTAATCTTCCACGGATTTTAGCATCTGCATCATATCTTTAAATATCGTGTTGGCATCTATGTTGCCGTCTTCATCGGCGATGAATAGGGTAGCGTTGTCAATGCTCTTGCCCCAACTATCTTTGTGCTTGGCGATGATGTTGTGCGCCGCACGTTTCATGTACACTGATGGTATGGCGAGCATCTGGTTAGCCTTAACCATATCGTCTATTCTAGCATCTGCCCAAACGTCAACCGATTCAAGCAGTTTCTCTTTAAGCTCTGTTATATTCATTTCTTAGATCCTCCTTTCTTAGCTTGATTCTGACCATTAATCATTGCGAGATAATCCTTGTATGCCATATCTGGATAATTGGTGAGGTAATCATCAAGCAAGGCTCGCTTCTGTTCCTCCTCCTTAGCCATCTCCTTCTTTAGCTTTGTTACGATGGATAGGTGATGCTTCAAAGCCTCCTTGCCTTGCTCTGTCTGCTCTATACGAGGTCGGATAATGCGTAGTTCCTCATCTTGCACAAGCTTAGATACGTACTGCAAACTCTCCACGTATTCTTGGTTTTGTATCAAGAACTGCTTCTGAGTATCTGTAAAACTATCCTCTATCTTATCTATCTCATCGAAGAGTGGAGTAGAAGATACCTGCGTCTGCATGTTGATGGATGCTCGTTTCTGCTGTATTGCTTCGTACATCTTCTGTAGCTCGGCATCCATCATCTGCGGTTGCTGCTGATTTGTGCCCATATCCAATAATGGGCTGTTACCAAAATTCATCATAACAATCAATATCTTTAAAGTTGGTGATATATTATAGAGAGGTGAGAGGGCATCCACCAACGAGGGCAAACACCCCTCACCAACTCATTTTTTCTTAGTCCGTCTAACCGACTTCCTTACTGCTCTGTTACGCTCCTGTAGTGGGAGTAGAAGGAGCAGTGCAGTTACAGCCATAGCTGCCGTAACCAGTAACTACTGGTGTAGATGGGAGCACAAGCTGACCATCAATCTTGCGGCAGCACTTCTCGTTAACGTAAGCCATCATAAGTTTCTCCTTGTAAGGAGTGAGGGCTTCCATTACGGCTACCTTCTTGTCGAGGTCACTATACTTTGCTTGCAACGCATCGTACTGGTCTCTCTGATTCTTGTACAAGCCGAAATCAGCATCAACCTGAGACTTGTAAAGACCGAACTCAGCCTGCATTGCACGGCGGTTCTCGGCGTTGATAGCATCGTTAGCACCCTTATACATAGAGAACTTCTCAGCGATGTCTGTCTCTCGCATAGCGTAGAACTTGTTAGCGGTGTCGAGCTTCATACCGAACATGTAGGTAAGCAACTTTACCTCATCATCGCATTCCTTCTCCATTACCTGCAAGGCAGTTGGCTGATTTGAACTTGCGTTAGCCCCATAGGCGTTGATGTTCACGTTCTCAGGCATATTGCTGCCACCGAGTGAACCAAACACACTGCGGTTGTTACCGCCAAGCAACCAAGCACCAGCACCGAGTGCTGTGCCGATGATACCAAGGGTAAGACCAGCATTGCCTGTTGCCTTAGAAGCATAATCATCGTGCTTCTTTCCCTCTTCGTAGATTTTCTTCTCTACGACCTTTGCATCTGTCATTTCCATAATACAATCTTTTGAAATCCTTAATATTAACTAACACTATTGTAACGTTACGGATGCAAAGGTACAAAGAATAGGGGAGAGCAAATATAACTCTATCACACTTTCTTTTAGTGGTTGATTATCAGAGATTTAAGGTGATAGTAGGTAGTATCATAAATAACAAAAAAAGAGAGGCAATCACTTACCTCTCTTACTCAACTTGTAAGGAATACTTACATGTTCAACTATTATTTTCTTTTCTTTTTAATGTAGTGCAGTATATCCCACTTCTTAAAATATCGGGTGTGCCCTCGCTTTTTGCATTCTCCGTTCGGAATGTCACCTCTAGCAACCATTCTATTCAATGTTGCATCAGAAACGTGAAGCTTCTCCTTGACCTCCTCGGTGCTCAACATAGGGTTGAGAGCATACGGCAGATAGTTCTCACAAAGGTCTTCTATCTCATCGCTACTCATTCCGCAAGCAGTTACCTTCTCCCCTCTCTTCTCTTGCTCGTCTGCTCGAAAACAAGAATCCGATAACGATTTTAATAACACTCCCAAGGTGTGATAACCAAATAACTTTCCCATATCATTATAATCTAGAGATTAAACTTTGACATCCCTTGCCTGAGAAATACTTATCGGAAAAACCATATACATAAAATATAATGGTCATTACAAGTATTACAGCATTAGCTTCCACCATTTCTTTGGTGGTAAAAACATTCCAGTATACAATATGAATAGCATTTATCCCAAATAGGTAGATTATCATCGGAATACGCCATCTGTAGCAGAGCCAAAAGAATCTGCTAGCAAGTATAAGCACAAGCGGATGGATGTAAACTGAGAAATAGATAAATGCTGCCGATACCCAATTCTCCTTAAACCATACGCACATTTCTTTTTCATGAGACGCAAATGTTACCATGCATGCAATATGAAAAAGCATGATAAACAGAGGCATCACTTCACAATAATACTTAAACCAAGTGAGTAGCTTTACGCTGTAGCCTCTACCTGCAAGGATAATGACGTTTATCATTTCGCTAACGTCCATGTCCTTAAACATTACTCTTGACAACTGTACAACACCGACTGATTGAACTAACCGATGGACTTCATTTTCTTCCTCTTTAGTCATAAGCTGTTATATTTTAGTTGATTTAAAAGATTGATGCCGCAAAGGTACGCATCTTCTAATAAAAGTAATTGGTTTTTGATTGATTTTTGTGTTAAACTTCGTAAAAAGTAACAATTCGTAAGTTCCGTTACCGCTTCTCTGTTACCAAAATAACATAAAATGGTAACAAAATAGCGTTAGAACGGCTTCCTTACCAAATTCTAACGCTATTTCTATATCTACTTATCAGTGTTTATCCTATCACAACATCAAGGGTCTCCATATCAGCGAACTTCAAGCCGCAATCTTTCGCTGCCTTGAACAGCTCCTTCTCGTCAACCGCCTCGATGGCTACCTCTACCTCCTTGTCGGCAAGTTCCTTGAAGTACTTCTCGGTCTTCTGCTTCTGATTGAAGAAGTACTCATTGACCTCAGCGAACTTGGCTGAATCATCCTTGGTGTATTCGTAGCCCTCATCGGCGTGCTTCTGCTCCAACTGCTGGCACTCCTGAAGCTTGTGCTGCATCTCCTCGAACTTATCGTCCTTCAGGCTCTCCTGCGCTTCCTTCACATCCTTGTCGTAAGTGTCGGCTACTTGGCGCAGTGCCTTCATGTTCTTCCAAACTCGCAAGGCGGCATCATCGCTCATAGATGATGTCTTCAATGCTTTCAACGTTCTGTAGGCATCAACTGCCTCAATTGTCTTAATCTTTTTCATAATTGTTTCTTTATTTTTATGTTATACAATATTCTTCGCCAGATTGCTATAGCAGAATACCTTTCCTATTAACAGTGCAAAGTTAAGAAAATAATTCCGAATAGCAATGCAGGAGGAGTAAAATTTACGAATTTTAAAAATCAGTTTCCCCACGTTGGGTAATCACTAGGTCGCAACGTATCTGCTTTCTCGGTGAGAACGTAAACCACAAATACATTTCTAGCATATTTGTTATATTAAGAACATCTGCTTTTTAATGCATAATATAACTACCTCCTGGAGGAACTTGTTTCCATCCACCATCTATATTAATTTCAAAAGATAATTGACACATTTGTCCATAATAACCTCCTTCATAAACATTATCAAATCTTATATATATATCAACATAATCTGTTCTATCACCTTCAGGAATAGTTACAGAACCTGTAATTTGACCAGAGCTATTAGATACATAACCTCTTCCGTATGTTGTCTTATTGTTACCATAATTACAAACACTTCTAAATATACCATCAGTAATCGTAATTGTAGCATCAGGAAGTTTATATATTCTAGCTTTACAAATACAAGTACCACCAACTAATTCTCTCAACGATGAGAAATCAACAAAACCACTAGAACCGCTTTTAATACTTTCCATATTAATTTGTCTAGGATAATATTTAAAAGTAATAGCACCCGGAAGAGATATAAAAATTATTTTTGTATTATCATATAAAGTTGCATTACGGGTATATGCTAAAAAAGGAACAATATCAATAAACTTATCTCCACTGCCTATATCAAAAGTTATTTCTTTATTAGCGTATACATAATCTGTTGGTTTTTTGCAATTACCGACATAATAATTTTTATAAATCTTATCATTAACATTATATGGTGAATCATAACGAATTTGAATCCAAAAAGACCAACCTAAATATAAATCAGGTATTATATCATCCATAGTAACATTTGTATTATAATCCGCATTTGTTTTCTTATATAGAATACAATTAAATTTAGGAGTTGAAGAATAATAAATTTCAACGTTATGAAATTGAGGAATAGAAGTCAGAAATACATTACTTATTGCTTTACTACTATAGTTTCTAAAATCACTTAATCTATAAGGAGAATTAGCACCACCTTTTGGAAAATGTTTTCCTGATACCATTGTAGTTGTGTTATCATGAATACCGCCAGTCTGACCATATACATTATCAATATAAAGATTTTTACATGCTTCAATAGCAAAACCTTCTCCTCCATAATTATTACGTAAGTTCTTATAAGTATCCATAGGTATATTCATACCACAACGAACAACACAAGTGTATTTACTATATGAAGATGTTACTATTTCCTCAGAGTCTTCTCTAATAGGATATTCTTTAAATTCACCTTTACAACTAATAGGTTTATACTTACTCCATATATTTATATTTTCACTCTTACAAAGAGTAGCAAGGTCATTGCTACTCTCTCCAAGAGCTCGTTTAACATCATCAATGCTAACAGGAGCACTAATAATTCCAGTTTCACTATTGTAAGGCATAATCTTTATTTTTTAGATATTCAACTTTAGTTTCTAATTCTGTTACAACTTCTTTAGTAACAACTCGCTCTACTGTTACATTGAACACTTTCGCAAGCTATAATATAAAGCGTTCCATACGCTAATCTTTAGAACTTAAAACACTAGGCAAGGCAGCTCTATAAGAGCCACCCTGCGTTAATACTCACGATACCTACTCTGCTGCCTCGCTTGCCATATTAGCGGCGATAGCGGAATTGACCTCCTTAATCAATGCTGATACCTCACTGAGCTTGCTCTGCGGAACACCGCTGATGTTGTAGGTCAGCTCGCTGCCGTTGAAGCTTGCGTTGGCATTGCCGAGATAATTACCATTTGCGTCACCATAGATACTCATATTGATGCTCTCGATGTTGCCACCCGTCTTGTCAACATTGTAGGTGATTTCTACTCGATAGCCGCCCTTGGTATAAGTGGCGGTTGTCTGTTCACTCTTCTTGTTAATCTTTAAATTCTCCATTTTCTAATCTAATTTAATGAATTAATATTCTTGTTATCTAATCTCTTCTTGTTGCAGTCTTCCTTATCTCCACTCAATCGCAGAACCTCTGATTCAAGGAAGACCACCCGAGCCTTCAACCTGCTGACCTCATCGCCCACCTGCTCGATAGCACCGAATGCCGTTGCAATCAGCTTCGGAGACCAGTAGTTAATCTTGTAGTAGCCCTTCTCGTCAGTCTCCACGATGTCCTTTAACTGAGGGTTGCACAAGACGTGCTGGGCAATCCAACCGATAGACCTTGTGTTGTCCTTCTTCCAAGCGAAGCCATAAGTGCCACCCATCGCCTTGATGATACCCAAGTAGTCCAGCTTCCGCAAATCCTGCTTCAAGCGGATGTCAGAAGATTGATAAGCTGTAACTCCACCTTTAGCAAGAATGCTATTAGGGAAGTAAGTATTCATATTATAATCAAAGTTATATATATGACCTGTATGCCCCATAAATCTATCAGTAGGAAATGAATACTTAGTAAAAGCAAATATTCGTATTCTATTTATTGAAGCATTTCGTAATGCAGTAGTATTTTGGTCGTGTTTAAATTTAAAACGAATATATCTTCTATTATTGTTTCCTACAGGAAAACCTTCGTTACCATTAGATAGATTTATATAATTAAATTGATTCCATCCAGTCATAAGTTTAGTAAAAGTATTAATTATTACACCTTTACTATCTATAAACTCTACAGTACAAATAGTATTAATACCATTTGACATATCAACACTAGCAAAATAAATTTGAGAATAACAATTATTAAGAACTTCAAATGTAAACATTAATTGGTTCTTTTTTACTTGAGCTAATTTCTCAGCATCATTATTACCAGTAATAACATTATTACCTAAATTAATACTATAGTTTTCTGGAACATTAGCATATAGTTTAAATTTATTATTATCTGACATCTCATATCTAGTCCAATTAGCACCATTATCGTTAGAATAGTGTATATCTACATTTGTAACGGGTATACTATCAGTAATAGCAGTAATTCCAGAACATAAAGCATCAGCTGAAACATAACAACCCGCTCCTTTATTATTAACTTCATAATTTGTAGGTAATATACCTTTATTATTTATTAAACCGTTAACTGATAAATTACCAGCAATAACAGCATTTTTACTAACACTAATACTACCACAACTAATAGCATTATTTACATTAAGAGACTTAAAACTAGCATTACCGCTTTGTGATATTTGCCAATAAGTACTACCTGCTTGACTACATATATCTTGAACTTTCACCCAATTAGTATTATTACCATTACCTAAATATAAATCACCACCACTACCTCCAATTCTAGCTCCACCATCAGGAGTTATAGTTGTAATACCTGGAAATTTAAGTGTACCATTACTTTGTGCACTATTAGCATTAAACACAGAATTATCAGCTATACCAAGATAAATAGTTTTATTAGAATGAGTATATTTAAGACCAGCCCATTGATTCCAATCCCAGTTTGTCTCGCCAAAGCGAATAGCCGCACCTGTGTTGAAAATAACTTGCGCATCAATGGCACTAATAGGAGTTAACTTGTTGCCAATCTTAAGCGCACCATTCTGCAAGGTGGTACTGATGGTGTTGCTTGCGCTGATGGTGGTCGCACCGCTCAAAGCACCGCTCACGTTAGCCGTTCCGTTGAACGACTGTCCCCAGATGGTTCTTGCCGTTACAAGTTGGTCTGCTTGATTCACGATGCCAATTCTCGTAGCACCATCAAGCAAGGTGTAAGGGCTATCCCCTGTGGTTGCTGGCAAGCTTTGAGCCGCAGAGAACGATGTATTTGTCACCAAAGTTCCTTGGCTTGTGAAATCGGCAGACGTGCGTCCTGTCTTCTTGATGATTGTGTAAGACAGACTTCCATATTGACGTTGGCAATTTCCCCAAAGTTGAACATTGCCAGTTGCATTGTTGTAGTACACACGCAACCTTGAAGACATGTTTCCAACCAACTCACGCAAGGATATGATAAAGTTATATGCCCCAGAGTCCTTCGCTCCATTCTGACGGATTCTCAACACGACAACCGAAAAGGTATCGTTAAATCCGTTGGAGAAGAGGAACGTGAAATTTCTATCATTATATTGGTTGCTTGTGACGGTAATGTCAAACAACTTCGCCCAATAGTGGGAAAGGCTTGCGGTGTTGCTGTTTACCGCTCCCGACCATACGATGTTGTCTTTGTGCCAACCATCGAGCAAATCCGCATTGAGGTTTGTCCATTGTGCGGTAGTCGAAGCTATGTGATTCGAGCCGTTGTAACCGAATTGCATACCTCCCTTGCCGAACTTCACCATTCCTGCGTTGTTGTTGCCAACGCCCATCAAGCCGATAGTGTTGCCAATGTTACAATCACCTATGTAGCAATCATCGCCAATGCGCAATCCATTGTAAGCACCATTCAATGCGCTTGCCACAATCTTAAGCTGACCTGTGAGCGTTCCACCTGTCAAAGGCAAGTACTTTGCGGCGATGGCATCCACCTGTGACTTCGTATAAGCATCAGTAATGCCATACCCACTTATCGTTGTCGGCTTGCTTGTGAGTTCTGAGAAGGCAAGGCTGTTCTTGATTGCAAACGAGCCGAAAGCACCCTTGTTGCAATAGGCGAGGTTTGAACTAGTGCCACTATATGCTCCGTTCCAGTAAGCTATGAAGCTCATGTCAGGAATGATGTTGCCATCGATCGATGCGTTAGTCCATCCCGAAGTGCCCACCGCAGAAAGGCTCTTCTTCGTGTAGCTCTTGGTGTAGGTGATGGCTGTTCCACTGGTGGATATGCCAGTCACGAACACATTGCTTCCACTTGGCTGAGTAACCGAGCGCAAGCCATCCGTAATGCCAAATCCCGACAAAGTGGTTGGCTTGTTGGTGATATAGCTCCACGCAAGGTTTCCTTGGAACGCCGTGAGTGCCTTGATGTGTGGAGCGATGAAGTAAGCATCGACTTGGTTCGTAACGAAAGAAAGGCTTACACCTGTTCCCATAGTGTCATGGTCAGTATAAACCAATGCAGCCGATTGAACGCCACTTGCATCAGGGTTATCGCTAGTTGAGAAAACCAATTGCGGACCGCCATCGCCATAGGACAGCTTTCCAGCCGACTTGATGTAGTTTGCATCGCTGCCATAGGTAGTTCCATAAATCACCAAGCGATTCTGCTCTGCCTTGTAACTTGTGTTGACGGTGACACTAGCCTTTGACAACTTCAAGATGTTGTCTATCTTGGTGATTCCTGTCAAGGCTTGCTCGGCACTTCTGCCCTGCACCTGTGTCGTTCCCACATAATGAGTATGGTTAGACAAGCTGAAAGAACTACCCTTCGTCAAGGTCAAGGTATGCCCACTGATAGATGCGGTTGTTATCGCATTCCCAGAACCTGTTACGCTAACGGCATTCACACCGTCTGTGATACCATATCCGCTGAGACTTGTTGGCTTAGAGGTCAAACTTGCAAAAGTATGTGTATGCCCATTGAGCGAGAATGTAGAGCCTTTTGTGAAGGTTATCTTTGTTCCACTCTTCGACACGCTAGTTACGGCATTGCCTGAGCCTGTGGTTTCAATACTTGTTGCACTACCACCTTCCAAGCTAGAGATACGAGAATCAAGAGCCTTGATGGAGTAGGCAGAGGCAATCTCACTCAGCGATTCTGATGTAAGCTTCAAGGCATTTGAATAACTCTTCACACTGCCGTTCAAGCCGCCACCACCGCCCGTGGTAGATGCTCCTGCTCCGTATGCCGTGATACCACCTGTGGCATAGAGATTACCATCAATCTTGATAGCCTTATTGGTTGCATCATACGTTATCTTAATGCCATGGAAGGAGATTGCGCCTTCGAATGTAGCATCGCCCGATACACCAAGTTTAGAGAATGGTGCGTTTGGCTTCAAAGACACAAGGTCAGCAACGCTCGTTCCTGCACTTCCTTCCTTCCAAGTCGGCTCGAAGAAGGTGAGGTATGCGCCAAGATTCTTTTCGCTGATGATAAACGATGTAGGGTCTGCGTGAACCTTTCCGCTCACATCCCACCAGATAGCACCATTGGCAAGATAACCCGAGCCATCGAAGCGGATGAGGGAGGTTGCAGGGGTAAGATTTCCGCTATTATAGTCCTTATCCACCATCTGACCGCCCCACCATGTTGCGATACTCTTCTTTCCTCTATTTGGGTCTATTGCTCCGTTGATACCGCTCTGAACGTTTCCGTCTCCGTCTCTCAGCGCAAGGAGCGTTGTCATTACAAGACCACCGTCAATATCTGTAGTCTGACCGAGCGCATCCTTGAGATACTTGTAACCTGCGAGGTCTGTGATATTCTGCTGCAAGTCACCATATATCTTGCTAGTGATATAGGCGTTTGCCAAGCCAAGTTTGTCATAGAATGCGCTGTATGCAGACTGAAAGTTGGTAAACTTCGTTCCCACGGCTGAGACGATAGCAGCCTTGCCGTTGGTATCAGTCTCATTGTATCTTTTAGATATATCTGAGAGATACGTAACGAGTTCCGTTTTGGCACTCGTGAGAGTAGCAAAAGCGGTGTTGAGGTCGGTGAGTTCCTTGGTGTTCGCCAGTACCTCTGCGTTCTTCACTTCATTGTACGACTTCTGTGCTGCCGCAAAATCATCTTCAAGTCGCTTAGAATCCTGCGCCATTGCTGCAATCTCGGAAGGCTCTAGGTAGCCATCGGTAACATAATTATCGAATTCCTTCTTATTATCAGTGACCGTATTTCCGAGGTTTTTAATGTCCGTCTGTGCGGTCTGTGCCGCCTTCTGAGCATCTTCTGCTGCCTTTTTGGCTGCGTTGGCAACGGTATCATCGGTGTATTTAGATGCTTTAATCCAATCACCGATGGCGAACTGAGAACCTGCCGCTTTGTTGGTCTGACAGCGCAATACCTCATTCTTGTAGGTACTGCCGTCAGAAGGATAAGTGGCATTAACCCATATATCGCCAACCTGATAAGGTGTCGTAGGCTGAACGCTGAACACCTTCATTTTCCCGTTTGCGGTCTCCTGTGCCATTCTTGCATCGGAAAGGGCTTTGGCGATGTCGGTATCTGTAATGAGAGTCCACTTATAGGTGTTGCTATCCTTGGCAAAGCGGTATGCCTTGCCCGTCTTGTTGTTGTAGTAAAGGTCGCCAAGATGGATTTCTTTATCCTTATCGGTCTTCCAACTGATGGCTGGGGCATTCTCCAAGGTAGGAACACCATCATAGAACCACGTTTCGATAGCACCATCCACCTGATTCTGCAATTCGCCAATCTTCTTGAAATACTGAGACAATTCCTTGCCATCCACAGTGGATTTAGCGGAAATCTTACCCTTAACAGACACTTGCTTAGTGCTGCTATCATATCTGATATAAGAGCTGCCCTCATAGCCATTCTCCTTTGTAGGTCTATCACCTACATACATATCACCATAGACGTTGAAGAATGCCTTGTTATTCTGCTTATTCACACCATATTCCACGTATTCCCTATTGGCAAAGGAATAGCTGTTGATGCCGTGATAGAGGCTGATGGATGGCGAATAGGTATCTACCGCCGAGAAGATAAGGCAGTTCTGACGTTCTACATCGGTTGTGTTACCGCACTGGTTGAGCACATCACCTTTAGCAGGTACGTCGCTTGCCGTAGCGCAATCGGTATCGGAGAGGTCGATATAATGATACTTCTTTCCTTCCAGCTCTACAGGGTCTTCATCACGACCGATTACCAATCTCCAGTAAAAGTGATTGCCTGCCTTGTGATAAGTGCCCTTGCGAACATTGAATGATTCCGAGCGCACTTGGTCGCCAACAGCGAAATCATTATCCACGGCATCGCCTTCCTGCTCTGCTAAGAAATAGCAACGATAAGCCTTCTGTGACACATTATTGTATGTCACAGTAACCTCTTCTACCTTATGAGCCACCATGCCACCAGCAGGAGAGATTATCTCCTTACCGCCAATGGTGGATGTTTTATTGATGACCAGCTCCTCGAAGATAGCCTTCATTCTTACCTCCAAGTAATCTGTGATGAGATGCGAACGACCTTCTGCATCTGGAGTCCACGAGCCTCCACCGACAAGCAATCCCTGCAAGAACTTCTGCACCTTCTCCCAAGTGATTGTGCCGTTGGCTATGTCATCGTTTATCTTTGAGATAAAGTGCTTACTTCCTTCTGTCGCAACCTGATTCTTTACCTGTGTAGTTGTCAAGCCTGCGCCTGTTCCGCCATTTCCACTTTGGAGCGACGATATCTGCTGTTGGATCTTCTGGATAGTTCCAACCTCCTTATCCTCGCGAAGAGTTATATCGTAGGTAGGAATCTTACCATCTTCTTCCTTGATTGTGAGCTGATCTATGGATATTACACCGCCAATTCTGAGGTCAGTATCCTCAAACTCCATCAAGTCTCCGGCTTTGAGCGTATCATGAAGACTCTTGATAACTCCTGTAGTATCCTTTTCAGCAAGATCATGCTGTCTTGCCATGAAAATCTCATCAACCTTAGGCTGATAGACGTACCTTGTGTAGTCGTTCTTGTCAATGAATGCTATGGCGTATTTAAGGAGCTTCAGAGACGCAGCATTGACATACGAATCAGGAAGTGTGATGTCGGTAAGAACGAAATGGTCGCCTTTCTTGATAGGGTAGTCCTTGTATGGAAACCAAAGCTCAAGAGCGTCGTCCTTTACTCTTTCAATAGTAAGCCTCCATCTTCCATCAATCTTGGTTGAGGATGCTACCTTGAATGTTCGTCCGCCACACATACCATCCTTCATCGAGATGGAGAAGTCGTCATCCTTTAAGTCGTTGATATCAAAGTCGATAGCCTTTTTAAGATAGATATCAACATTCTTTACGGTTTCATTATCGCCAAATCTTCCGTCATCATCAGGAGCCACACCCTCATCAATCTCATCAACACGTACGCCACCGATTTCCATCTCTTCGATAGTAGGGTAGATTTCAATAACTCCATTTGTCTTATCATCTGTTTCAAAGAACTGCGATGCAGAACGAAGGCCAATCTGCTCGATGTTGATAGAATCGATGTATGGCCTGTGCGGATCTGTGGAGAATTTATGCTGTCTCCCGGTAGGATTCACGTACTTCTTCTCTTCATCCGTGAGTGTGTTATAGAAATCACTCAGCGATACATGAGGGAATCCAGGCAACATAAGTCTGTTGATGGACATGTTGTTCGGAAGATTCTTTGCGTACTCCTTCATGGATGAAGGAACTGCCTTCTTGTTGAGACCGGACGTGATATACATCTTTGTATTTCCGGCCTTGACCTGCGCAATAAACGCATCAAGCTTCTCCTTTGATTCCTCATCTCCGGTGTCAGTCTGTGTTCCCTTCAGCTCAGAATAGAATCTACATTTTTTAGAGTCGTATGCCTGTGTTACATAACCGGTAATCTCAGTTTTGAAATCAAATGTAACCTTAAGTACCCAACCGAGAGACTGCTCGCCAGTTTCCCCAGGAACAATATACTTTCTCGGATTCTTGAAATATGTTTCTATATAATCGAGGTCCAGTTCAAGTGTAACATTCGTGCTGGCCCCGACGACTTTCGTGATGTTCGCCACATACTTGACACCGAGGTCCGCATAGTAGTGAGAAGGAAGATTCTTCTCGGAACCATATGCTCTTAGTCTTGTAACGACACTCTGATCGGAATCAGCGTTCTGAACAATCTCATAGAGTCCATTGCCGAGTCCGTACTTGAAGATATGATTAGCCTGTATTCCGGTAGTACCGACATAGATGTTTCTCCCTCTGACGATGAAGTTTATGTCCCACTTCTCGTTCACAAGCGCAAGGGCTTGCCAACAGGTCTGCGAATCCACTGTAATAGACATCGATTCGATGACGTTATCGTCGGTTTTCTCACCATAAACCGACAACCACTCACTTTCGAGGGCTCCACGCTGCACGGAACGCTCCTTGTTTCGGGAGTAAATCTTCCAAAGACCTGCACCAATCTGCTCGTTTAAGCATGCCTGGATTCTGTCGAGCAAATCATCCAAAGTCTGTACATAGAATGGGAATTTCGGTAGGGCAGTGTAGTGAAGCTCGTTATCGTTCAATACCACATCGAGGAACTCTGCCCTGGCAAGCTCATCCTGCAATGCGTTGAACTTTACGCTGTCATACACGAAGCCCTCACCGTAGGTGTCAGGTCTTGCCTGCTTATCTTTGCCCGGCTCGTAGTTGAGCTCGAATCGCTCGCCACGATAGACAATATAGTCGCCTATCTGAAAGTTGATAGGCACTTCATGCTTGAAGTTGATAGTCAAAAAGCACTCACCCATCCAGGAATCAGAGTACTCCAATCCATGAACGGTTATCTGCTCTCCGTTAACGTCTGTCAGCTTCGAGCCATCCTTATGATAAATATTCCAAGCGCTCATCTGTATGCTATACTAAATTTGAAATATTGCCCTGTGTATCCTTAATCGGCTTAATATCAGTAACAGGGTCGTTAAACTTGAAAGTAATAGAGAGGACTAGCAAGTCCTCGTTATCCGGATCCCTATAGAGGTTTGGATCAATATCCTTAAGTCTTACATGCTGTCTTCCGATTCTATTGAAGTCGCAATACATCTTCATCATGCCTGACTTGCGGATGTAATCAATAAAAGCCTTACATCTCTCGTTAGCTCCGAAAGCCTCGCCGTGGAACATAAACTTAACCTTATTCTCGTATGCCGCCATATAAAGTCCATCCTTTCCGATATATTCGTCATCACCATGCTCATCGTGCCACTCCCTTTTCGGTGGTTCCTTGACAGAATCACAAGGCTTGAACGGACTCTCGCTAACGTACATACCAAAGTCGGCGATGGAGTCCTTCACCTCGTTCCCATCGCCTTCCTTCTGCATGTATATCCTGAAATAATCTTTCATACCTAAATCAACTATTTATAAATGCAAATATACAAAATATTGCATAAATATGCAAGTAATATTCAATTAAAAATGCATAAATATACAAAAGAGGGCGCAGATCTATGTCTGCGCCCCCGATTGTTACTTCATCTTCAATGATTTTGTTCCGTTAAGAACTCTGTTGAAGTTGTCGTTCAATTCAGAAACAGTAGCGTCAATCCTCTCGGCTGCATCAGCATTTCGTAACGTGTTACGAGCAATCGTATTCAGCTGCGACAACTGCGACTTCGCAATCTCGCTCATCTCTGGATAGTACTTAGCTTGTTCTGCTCTCATGACAGAGCAATCGAGCCTAATTGCGTTGAGGTATGAGGCAATCAAGTCTCCTGTTTCCTCCGTAATACTCTTAATGGAATTTCTAGAAGAAGAACTGCTATTATCTGACCATCCGTAAGTTTTCTTAAGGTAATCTCTCGTTGCCTCGATTTGCTTTGAGAGTTCATCTGTGCTGTTCTTTACGTCGGCATACTCGGCTCCTGTGTATTCTGAAATAACATTTCCGTTGGAATCCTTAATCTTGTCATCATTCTCTGCGTACCCCTGAGTCTTCTTCAGAAGGGCCTTGATTTTGTCTCCATATGTATTCTCAATCATGGAGTTCAAGATGGCGTCCTTTAATTTTCCTTCAAAGCCATCCACCAAGTCTTCATACCCATTGGCCATAGTTGACATTGCGTCGCCCCAGGAAGACACCAAGTCAGAGAACTTGTTACCGGTCAGTTTCTCTGTAAGAGCCTCAATTATGTCATCGGCCTTCTCGCCATACTGAATGAGCTTTTCCAGGTAATCTCTGAAATCTGAGTCCATGTTAGCCCAAAGGCCAGTGTAATCCTTCTTAATCTTCGACAATGTATCAGCGTTCATGTTGAGCATGTCTTCCATTCCGTTGAACTGGACTCCGTACTTCGAAGAGATTTCTCCGGCAACATCACGCCAGTTCTGACCATTGTACTTATAGGAACCCTTCCACATTCTATATTTGATAGAGTGGGAGCCAGCTGACGCACCGGCATTGAGCCTCTTCTGCGCGATAACCTTAGTCTGCTCAATCTCCGCCTTAAGCATTTCCTGGGCTTCCTTGGATGCCTCTGTAGCCTCTGTACCCCAATGGATGTTCATGTACTCAGTCTTCTTGGAGATGAGAGAATCCCAAATTGAGGTCAGGTTGTCGTACTCAGCCTTCGCCTTGTTGTAGCTGCTGTAGTCTGCACCGAACGCCTTGATGAGCGAGCCGCCAATGCTCAACGCTGCGGAAGCGGCTGCTGCGTATGGACCAGCACCTTTGAGGAACCCGAGACCCTTCATTTTGCCGAGGGTATCAAAAGCCCCGGCTGTACTTGCTGCCGAAGAGAATGCGCCTGATGCTCCACCTACAATTTGGCCAAGGATTGAATCCTCTTCGCCCATAGCCTTGAATAGATTGATTACCGGGTCAAGAACCGTGCTGAGCGCCTGTATCTTCGTCGCAAGTTCAGAAATGGCCTTAGACGAGTCTGCGTATGCTGACTGCTGATCATTCTTCAGGCTCGCCTTGGTTCTTACGCCGCCAGCGATTCCGAGTCTCGAAGCCTCCTCCTTGCTGACGAATATCTTCGCGGTATCATCCATGCCGCCAAGACGCTCATTTATGAACTTTCCGATAGCCTTACCGCGATTCACCCCTCCGAAGATGAAGCCGAACGGGTTTCTGCTAATCTGCTCATTTCTGAGCTTATCCAAAGCGTCCCTCAACTGTTTGATAGATTCTACAGACAAACCGGTAGTCATTGAGAACTGGTCAATCTTCTCAATCATTGAGTCGATTGTAGCGGAAGAAACCCTATCGAGGTCATCAAAGATAGCAACCCAATCAGATTCCTGCTTGAACTGCTCGAACTGAAGCTTTGCCACATTCTCGTTGTGAGTTTTTGTGGCTCCGGCCTTGGCTCTATCTCTCATCTTCGGGTCTTCGATGCCCTTGATGAGCTCAAGCTGTCTCTCGTATTTGCGGTTTTCATCCTCAATCTGTTGTGCGATGGTTGCATTCTTTTCAATAAGACTAGCCATCAGGTCGATGGTCTCCTTCTTGATCTTGTTGTTCTCATCTTCCAGTTTCTTGCGGATATCGTAAACACGAGTCTCCTCGCCATACTTATCCTTGACATTTTCAAGACTCATTCCCTTAACCTCGTCCGTAGTCAAGTTAAGGCCGGACTGAATGTTGTCGTGCTTTACCGCAATATCGAGCTGCTCCTCCAGGAACCTCTTGTATGTATCAAACTGAACAGTTCCTCCGAAAGCTATGTTCTCTGAACCCTTCTTGTTTCCTGTCAGCTCATATATCTTCTTGTATGTCTCATACTGCTCAGATATAGTATCAAGCTGCTTATTGAGTACATTCAGTTCGTCTCTGCGCTGGTCTTCGAGAAGTTTTCGGTTTTCAGTTTGAATGCCAGCCTTCTCGTTTGCAGCATAGTCCAATCTCTCCCTTGTTGAGGCCGGGAGAGTCTTCAAGAGTTCTTTGATAGAGGTCTCATAATTGGTGTAGTCGGAGATAGGGAACCTCTTTTTATCATTGAATATAACCTCAAACTCTCCGTCATTAGCAAGCTGACCAAGAGCACCTTCTCCATAAAGCTCCTTAAACTTCTTGATTTCAGCATACATCTTCTTGTATAAGTCGATGCGCTTCCTCAAATCTTCAAGAGCCTTATCTGACCTACGGCCACCGGTTTTCTTGTTTTTCTTCTTGTCGTCACCAGTAAACCATTCGCCCCAGTTATCATGATAAGCCTGCATCTTAAGTTCGTACTCCTTCTGCTTCTGTGTAAACTCATCGAGAGAAAGATTGCCCAGCGCAAGCATCTTCTTTCTGGTGTTGAGTTCCTTTTTGGCAGCAGTAATGTCCGACTCTGCGTTGCTCTTTGCTTTATCGTAGTCGTCTCCGGCATCCTTTCCCCAACTCTTGACGTACTTGTTCTTCTCATGGTAGTCGTAACCACTACCCTTGAGATTCTTTTCGAGCTGCTGAGTGAGATCCGAGTCATCGTTCCTGAATACGAGATGAATGACAGCCTCGAATCTATCAGCCGCAAGCATTCGCTTCAATGCGTCTGATGCAAAAGGATAGTCTTTCTGAACCTGAGCCGCAGCATCTTTCATCATGTTTGAAACCTGGACCTTCTCTGCATCTGTCAATTCCTGGTTGTTGCGAATCTTGTCACCAATCCAAGGAAACGAAGTGTTTACTGCGTTATCGAGAGCATCCTTGAATTTATTCTCGTAGAAGCCAGTTTCAACACCCATCGCATTAAGAACGTCAGCACGGAACTGATCAGAAACATCCTGGTTCCATCCCTGCTTTGCAAAGAATGACGAAAGAATCTGGTTAGCCTTACCCTGCAACTTCGGGCTGTTGCTAATATCTCCAAGCTCATCAATGAGATAATCGCGCATGGCTTTCACCTCATCCTTATACTTTTCCTCCCAGGAGTTGAAGCTAGCGAAGTCGGATTGGGTGGCATTAATCATATTCGCCTTTGCGGATGCTGAAGAGAATGCTTCTGCTATCTCCTTTGCAGAAGACAGCTTCTCGTCGAATCCCTTGTATGTACCCTCGTCCGAAAGAGATTTCTGAGTACTCTCCTCAACCTGCTTGAGAAGAATGAGCTGTTCTTTGAGATACTTAAGTCTGTCCTCATTCGATTTCTTTTCGAGAAGGCTCATAGTGAAAGCATTCTCCTTTTCAGGAGCAATCTCCTTAAGCTTTTCCTTATATGCGTCAATGAGGTTTTCTATCTCTTTCTCATCGCCGTCCTTAATGGCTTTATCTGCATCGTTATCGCGAAGGAACTCGCCGATCTGAGTGTACCTGTCTTTCAGTTCGTCAGCCGTAGTCTCCATATCCTGTTTCAGCTGCTGATGCTTCTGCCAGTAGTATGCAAAGATTGCAGATCCGGCAGATATAGCTATTCCTGGAAGACCACCAAGAAAACCGATGATAGAACTGAATCCGGACTTCAAGCCTCCGAGAAGCAAGCCTCCTGCTGCTCCCCATTTGCTAGGGCTAGCCAATCCCTTCAGAAATCCACCAAGGGAGATTCTGTTTACCTGACCCTCCTGTTTGGTGAGAGCCATACCTTGCTTGTACATCTCCTTGGTTATCTGACCGGTAACATACAAGCGTCTTAGTTCAGCTTTTGTTATCGCATTTGCCTTTGCGAGTGCCTGGATATCCTGAATTCGAATCTGATTTTTATACTGAAGAATCTGTTTCTCTACAGGAGTTATTTTCTCACCACGCAAGAGCTTAAGTTCTGCTTCTTTCGCAATATTCCCCTTTGAGTTCAGTATTCTCTTTCCAATGCCGCCTTCCAGGATCTTAACTCCACGCATAAGAGCCGGCCCGGCGAATGCAGCAACCATAGCAGGACCCAAGACGTGAATCTGCTGCACGAGATTGGTAACAACATCAAGTATGCCCTTGAAGGTTCCACCTATAACATTCTTACCGTTAGCAAAGTCGGCAAGCATGATTTCCCAGGCATCCTTCAGTTTATTGTAGCGTCCGAGCAAAGTCTCACTCAGAACCTGCTGCATATTATAGAACTGACCACCTGCATCAGTCATCTGCCAGAAGATAGACTTTACGTCATCAAAGCTAACATCTCGGCTTGAAATTCTGGTCTTAATCTCTGATGTTGAGACATTTCGCCCCTCTTGCTTAGAGTAGAACTCTGATAACTTTTCAAGCAGAGGAATACCGGCATAGGCAATCTGACGAAGCTCCTTGCCATCTAGCCAACCACGAGCCTGAACCTGACCAAACGCCAATGCGATACGGTCAAAGCTAACACCAAGACCGGAAGACATATCCGCAAGCCTCTTGGTTGTGTCATAGAGCTGGTCGTACTCAACTCCATACGCAGCCAACTGCTTAATGTCTCGGTTCAACTCAGAGAACGTAAATGGCGAATTAAGAGCGAGTTCCTTAATCTGGTTAAACATTGTGTTCGCGTTCTGCATATCACCAAGGATTGACTGGAGAGCGATATGCTGCTTCTCCATCTCACCACCAGTTGTGATGATGCTCATAGCGAACTGCTGTGCGCCGAACACAAGACCTCCCTGCAAGAAAAGTGACTTCAAATCCTGCACGGTTGAATTCAGCTTTCCTGCATGACTGTTGGCTCTCTCGAAGCCGCGGACCAAATCAGACTGAACCTTTGCAGCCGTCTGAGCAATCTCCTGCTGACGCTTCTGTTCAAGCTCGATACCTTTCTGAACCTCTTGGTTTACTGCTTTCTGATCTTGAAGAACCCTAGAAGCTAATGTGGTATCGTGGCCACTACCGATATTGCCAAGCATACCGAGGCTATCCTTCCAGTTCTCTGAATTAAGTCTTCCCTTGATATTTATAAGGGCTCTCATTAAAGAAAGAAGTCTGTTAATCTCGGCTTCAGCTTTACTAACATCTGCTCCGACAGAAATTCCTCGGCTGTATTCAGAGCGAAGCTGGCGAACCTTATTGCCGAGAGAATCGTATCGGCGTTCGGTGTTCTTCAAATCATTCTGGCGTTGCCTCTCTGCCTCTTTTGCCTCGCGTGCTGCGTCCTTTATAACCTTTGCATAAGTATTTGCTTTATCTATAGCATTAAGATACCCGGAACTCTTTACGACATCAGTTGCAGTGAGTCCTGTGATAGGATGAATACCTCTGTTATTCCTGATCTGTTCTAATTCAGTTCTGTATTTAGACAGCTCTGACAACGACTGACGTATGTTGTTCGTTGAATCGACGCCAAACATCTGTATGCCTTCACCATGGCGTTTGTTGATTTCGTCAATAATAGAAGATAACTTATAAAGTTCTCTCTCTGCCTTGTTTGCCTCAGTTGCAACGCTGTTAGGAAATATGTTGAATCCAGCACCTTCCTTGGACACCTCTCCGAGTATGCGGCCTATTTTGTACAATCCGTCCTGGACAGACTCCAACTGCTGGAGTTTTTTCGAACTGAAGAAATCTTCGCTTGAAAATACGCCAATATTACGACGTAATTCTTTAACGAAGTTGTTTAGCTTTTCAAAACTACGACCTCCCTTATCTCCAATACCTTTTGTTGCTTCGGATATTGCTTCCAAAGCATTCTGTGCCTGCTTACCAGTAGAATCAACCTTGTTTAATTCTCTGATAATCTTTTTGGTTTCCTCTTCAATTCTCGATTTTAGAGTGAGCGAGAAACTGAGGTCTCCCATATTTCCACCTGCCATATCCTGAATATTTTTAAATTAGAGTTTATTGTTTAAGTAATCAGCAAGACTTATCTTCTTGCCAACGAGGATTCCCTCATTCTTCTTTTTCTCCATCCACCTGTCGTAGAGGTCATCCATCTCCTTCTTGGTATGCTTCTTCGGACCGCCTTCCTTCTTGGTCTTTGGATAGACGACAAGAGGCTGGTCTGCAACCATGAGGTCAATCTGCGCCGATGAATAGCCCCACCAGTAGTCGTAGGCTGCGATGAAGTACTTACGCTGAAAGAGGAAACCGAACTTCTCTGCTAGTGAGAAGGCAGCTCCCCAGCTGGTTCTGCTTGGATAGCTTTTGCTTCGCTCCTCGTCATCGTCATCATCACGTCCGTCATCCCGGTCGCTAATATGGTAGCCAGTGAGAATGCGTTCGATGGAATTTTTTTTTTAGAAACATCGAGGACTCTCAGAACCTCGGCCACGTCCACATCCTTGATGTAGTAGAGCCAGCGCCAATAAATCCAATACAGGAATCGTATCTTCCAGATGTTGTTGAGAAGGATGCAGACACAAATCTTGACGTTGCGCTTCCATTCGTTCTTCTCCTTTGACCTGATGTGGGAACACCTGCTCATGGTTCCCTTGCGAAGCCAGCCGATCTTGTGCTTCTTTCCACGGAACACGAACTCGGTAGGCTCGTCGTGCAGCACGCTGTCAAGCAACTCCTGCAAGTCCACTGAAGGCTGCTCTATTTTCTTTTCTTCTGCCATGATTGTATGCTATTAAATGAAGAAGGGCGGCACGGCTGTTGATTAGCCTGCCGCCCAACGGTTTGTTATCCTGAATCTAATTACCTAAAGAAGCCTTTACTTGATTAACCGCCAATGCCTGGTTTACCAGCAGCTGGAGCCTTAGTAAGCCAAGCGATGCTGCGCTTACCTGCACCCTCGATAGAACCTGAGAACTTAAACGCAACTGGCTCAGTACCGGAGTTGTCCCACTGCAATGTAGCGTAGAGAGCGATGTTGGTAATAACCATGAGGTTCTCCTTCTCGTCGTCAACAATAACGATAGTACCCTTGATCTTGAACTTCTTAGGCTCAACAGCGATACCTGTAAAGCCGGTAGTAGCGTCGAGGGTAGCGTCACCTGTACCCTTCAGAGTAACCTTGGTCAGCTCTGTGATAGCATCCTCGCCGAACATAATTGTCAGCAAGTCCTTTGCCTTTGAAGGAACAACGAACTCTACATTGAAGTCGCCGAGCTCAGCTGTGGTTGCCCAGTCGCCTGCAAGACCGATAACCTTGTAGTGGTTGATGGTTGGGTCATCCATAGTCGCCTTCAGCGAGTCAACGGTAACCGGAAGCTCAACCTCTGGGGTGATGTCAACTGTAGCCTTGCTCAAATCGGTAATAGCCTTTGAGTAGAGCAGAGTTTTAGGACCATTGAAGATGTCCTTCATCTTGTCAATAGTTGTCATAGCCATAATCTAAAATATTTTAAATTGTTATACCTGAATACTTATTTCGTACGTAACCTTCCCTGTATGATCGTCACGGAAAAACCTGCGCCGTCGTCTGTCTGTAGCGTTATACGAGGATTTGAAACAATGAGATTTTTTGTGGAGATTGGAAATCTGTCCATAATCTCCTGGACTTTCTCGTCAACGCTAGATACATCAAGTGTGTGCGGGTTGCTTGCCGAATTCTTATCGCGCACATACAATTCGATTTGAGTTATAGTGGTGAAATCATTGTAAACTCCACTTGAGTTCATCTCGTTATTGTAGATACTAGATGGAAAGTATACCACGATGTAGCTGTTGATTTTCGTATCAACTGCTTTTGGTCGGCTACGGGAGTAGAGCTTGTCGCAAATCCCCTTCATTGCATTACCGACATCGAAATATAGAGTCTTAATACTAACCATATCTTACATCGATCTAAAGTATCTAACCAAATATTCTCTAAGAGAGGTAATCACGTCGTGACCTCTCTTTACCTCGACAAACTTAGCGTAATCTACGCCGGCAACAAGGAGCATCTGCCATGTGGAATCGTACTTTCCTTTGTTGTGCTCCCTGGAAACAAGTTCATCCCACGCCGCGTTTGGACCATATTCACCACCTTCTCCGTATTCACCCTTGTAAGGTCTCCTTCCGCTGTCTTTGAAGGAGAATGAACTGCGATAATACTTATCGAGGTTGTATCTCTCTCCAGCAGCAAGGGTTACTCGGGTTGGCTCTGGGCCAGGAGCATAATGAATCGACTTCAATGAGCCGTTGTAATATGTACCGATGGCTGTTGACTTGTACAAGTTACCGGTTACGTCATCATAGTTTCGAGACTTGTCAGCAGCTTTCATTGTCATTTCAGCCGCATGATCCATCTTCTGCTGCATCTTTGCTACAGCCATCTGACGGATTTTCTTCTCGACCTGTAAAAACTGACCTGATAAACTTGTCATAATCTAAACCCTTGTCAAATTCCAATACACAACAGTCCTGTTATTATCCGGTTCACAGTCCTTAACCATACCTACCTCGGTGTTGTTGCCGACAGTGGAGTAGATGGTGTCGCCGTCAAGAGGACATCTGTCAGCATCCCATTCGTCATATCTGACAGGAATCGATGCCTTCCTCTTGTTCTGGTCGACGTTCTTGTCTCCCTCTGTAGTGGTATCGGTGTAGCTGCGGCCTTCGCCATAATAGAGAATAATTTCCTTGTCCTCACCAACTGGAGCATCATCATCGGCAAATGGGTCATCAGGGTCGGCTTTTCCGACGACCTTCCTCACGATCTTGATGATGTGAGGATATCTTGGGTTTCTGATGTTTTCCTTTTCCATACGCCTTATTTGATGATGTGAGGGAGAGGTTCTCCCCAAGGAGAATAATTCGCCCTCTTTACTCCGTGGGAGGTCACCCGGAAGGTGGACTTCTTCTTGAGCATCGAATCAGGCTCCAGCTCTGCGTAGATAGCGTTAGCCTCTGCCTTCATCTCGCTCCTGTCGTTGTCCGACATATCATAGCCACCTCCCGAATGAGTCCATCCGTTATCGGAATCGGAGGTGTTGTTCACCTTGCTCGGACCAAGAACAAACCATTTCAGCATGTCGGCATAGGCAAGTCTCACCTTGTCCTTGTCGCAGGCTTCGAGGTCGATGCCATTTTCAAGCTCCCTGTCGTGCATGATGCCCAACAGAGCCTTCATCGGCATCTCGAACTTCACCTTATTAATAAGGTAGTCGTTCACAGTGTAAATGTTCATCTCCGAATCCATAGTCATACAATCTAGTTACGTTAAAGAATTAACCCTTCTTGGTAATGTCGATAATCCAACGGTAAGGAGAATCGAGCATAGCAGGAACAGAAGCGAGGAACAAGTCTGTTTTGAACTCCTGGTAGAGACCGTTCGCGGTAATCATGTTACGCAGCAAGCCAAGCTTGTTGTTGGTCTGCGCCCAAGCCACATCAATGAGCTTGTTGCCAAGGGTGTCAAAGATACGCTTGTCAAGGATCTCCTTACGCATGAAACGCAAAGGCTTGCCAGCAGGACGAAGAACAACTGTTCCGTCTGCCCAACCACGAATCTCTGTAACTGTGCCATCGAAGCGCTTGTTGTGCTCAACCTCATCGACAATCTCGATAGGAGAAAGACCGTTGAGGTCAACAACAGACTTCAAGAACATTGCGTTGTTTGGACCGTAGTTCTGCAAAACTGCCACAAAGTTAGCGTTCGCCCAGCTCTTGTACAACTCAGCAATCTGCTTGTTCTTCAAGAATACGTTATTGTAGTCGTTCTTGGTCATCTGCCATACGAGAGGTACACTGCGGTACTCGATGTTCTCCTTGCGCCAATCCTCCTCAAACTTGCGCATCTGCTCAAGCAAGTCGCAGTTTGGATCGTTCCAGGCAAGCGTACCCGCCTTTTTGAAGTTCTCCTTTGGAACCTTTGCGTCATACAGAGGCTCCTGGATACCACGACCAATCTTGTCGTAGTCGATGAAACCTGTCGAACTCAACTGGGCTGACATGTAGGTCATAGTCATGTCGAGTGAGTCGTACAATACCTGTACCTTGTCGAGGTAAGCATCAACCAGGTCAGCGTCGTTGCCGAACTCATCCTGGAGAAGCTTCATCTTGTGGTAACGCTCTGTCGCAGTCTCACGGAAGCCGTCAGCAGCGAAGTCTGGAATTGAAGCGGTGTACCACTCAATACCCTCATGGTCGTTCTGATAGCCCTCGCCGAGAGGAGCACGGAGGTTCATCAAGGTTGCAGGGTTCAATGTACGTGTGCGAACCTTGAAGGTTGCATCACCATTGTTAGATGTAGGGGTGAGATCTGGATCAATGTCACCCTGTGTCAGATACCAGCCGTTGTTACAGCGAAGTACGCCGTCACGATTGACGAACTTCTGAAGGTAAGTGTTGTTACCCTTACCAGTGAAGAACTTCGCGAGCTGCTCGACACCAATATCAATTTTTGCCATAATCCTGAATCAATCTTTTTACGTTATACAATAGGTTAAATGTGCCAGAACTCTGGGTAGAGTGACTTGTTCATCGCCTTAACAGCAGGAGGAACAGGACCCATGCGGTCAAGCCACATAACGCAGTCTGGATTCAACATACAGAAGTTGACGTTTGTACGAGGCTTGTGATACTTGTCGCCGCCGGCATCGAAATAAGGGAAATCGTTGTCGCTCGGAGCAAAGCAGTTAGGGTTGGTTACCATTGGCAGCACGCTCGCGCCTGCCTTCTCTGCCTCCACCAGCACGTCGCCAGCGCTCAATGCGCCAAGCGCCTCCGAGAGGGTCAGCTTCCATACGTCGCCTACCGATGTGTCGGTGGTTGCCTCCACGGCGGTCACGGTCACACCCTTTGCCTTTGTCTTGAAGTCCTTCTGACCGACCATGATGGTATCGCCAGGGAACGGGATGTGAACGAATCCGTTACGAACGATGTAGATGTCTGTGTCTGTAGCCGCAGTAGTAGCCTTTGCCACGCCGTAAGCCTTCAGAATCTTGATTGTAGCACCAGGACCTTCGTTGCCTGCTGTAAAGCCGAGGTCGTGCTCAATCAAGTCGCCGGCATAAATCTTAGCCGGGCCCTTGAATGGGTTGACAAGCTTACCACCAATAGGTGGGTGAACGAAGGCATTCTTGATAAGCGCCTCAAGACCGGCAAACACATATCGGGTTCCGCCGACCTTACCTTCTGTCTGAATGATGGTCGCACCGTGGTTCAGCATGCCACGAGTACCCATCTGTTCCATGTAGGAAATAGAAGTGTTGTCCATAATCTTTTTACCTTTTTAAAATTGTTATCCTGAAATTACTTCTTGTCTCCACCGCCGAATCTCTTCTTTCGACGCTCGGCCACTTCTTCCATAAACTTGTCATCATCTGTGGACGTGCCTCCGCTAGACGTGCGACTGCCTTTTGCAGGAATACCGTTTTCACCGGTAGCCTCCTTGTACTCTGCGGTGTAGATTTTCTCAGCCTTAGAAACCAGGTCGTCGATGTCGACATCTTCGTCCGGAATCTCCAGCTTTGCTATTGCAGCATTGAGGAAGTAGTTCTTCATTTCAAGGTTTGCCTTGTCGAACTTATCCTTCAAACCTGCCTTTACTGACTCGATGGTTGCCTTCCTTGCAGCCTTCTTGTCTCTTTCTGCGTTAGCCTTTTCGAGAGCTTCGAGTTTCTCAAGCAGCTTGGAGTATTTGTCGTCAGGATCGTCACCCTTTTTAGCCTCCTTGCGCTTACGCTCCTCTTCCTCTTCCTTCTTCTTGCGTTCAGCTTCCTCCTTGCTCTTCTTTACCTCGTCAGAGATATTCTTGTGCAAGTTGCCGTTGATACGCTTCAGACGGTTTGCTAACTTGGTAACCAACTTGGAATTTGCTTCCTCGTCATCACCGAAATCTTCCAAAACATCATCAAGTTCCTCATCGATGGTCTTTTGGCTAAGTTCTTTGAACTTGGTGGTATCAACCTCCTTGTTCACTAATGCTAAGAGTTCCTCTCTTGTCATGTTGTTTTTTGATTAAAAATGTTATCCCGAAAGTGGTCCCTCCACCTCGAAAACGTATAAATATACCTTTTATTTTGCAAATATATGAATAAATATGCAATTATCAAAGAAAAATTGTATATTTTTGCAGTATTAAATGTATATTTATGCAGAAAGATGTGTTTTCAGGATTAAAATTGGATAACGGAGAGCCTATTTACACTCAAGAGTATATCCAATCATTAAGAGACGCCGACAAGAAGCATCCCGACAAGCTGAAGATTATAGCTCAGCGTGGCGGTCAGGAACGCATGCTGTCTATAGACGCTGATATTAAGATAGTTGGCGGTTCGCGAGGCGGCTCAAAATCGTTCTCTTCCCTAATGGAAGTTCTGAAGGATATTAAAAATCCAGATTTTCATGCAACAATTCTTCGTAACGAAAAAGACGACTTACAGTCCTTAGTGACAGACTCTTATAAATTGTTCTCCCAATTTGGAACTTACAATAAGTCACAAAATGATATGACCTGGAACTTCGATAACGGAGGATGGCTCAAATTCTCGTACTATGCTGGAGCCTATCAGGACTTCAAGACACGATTCCAGGGTCGCCAGTATGCCTACGTTTGCATCGATGAGGGTACTCAGTGCCCATACAAGAAGTTCAAGTACCTCTTGACCAACAACCGAAATGCAGCGCATATCCGAAACCGCTTCTGGATTACCTGTAACCCAGACCCGGAATCTTGGGTGAGAAAGTTCATTGACTGGTGGGTTGACGAGAACGGCTACATCATACCGGAACGGGACGGAGTTATACGATACTGTTTCATGGACGGAGATACGCCTGACTCAATCTACTGGGGTAACACGAGAGAAGAGGTGTACGAGCAGTGCAAGGGCATTATTGATAGCCTTTGGAAGGACAGCTATGAGGAACTTGGTTATACAAAGCTCGAAATGTTCATCAAGTCGGCAACATTCGTTCGCGCTGACGTATCAGAGAACATTAAGCTTATCTCTACCGATGCCTCATATCTCGCCAACCTTGCCCAACAGGACGAGGAACAGCGTATGCGAGACCTGGAGGCCAACTGGAACTGGAAAGCTGCCGGCGATGACATGATCAAGATGGAAGACCTTGATGAAATCTACGACAATGCAGAACAGATAGGAGATGGAAAACGCAGAGCTTCTGCCGATATCGCATTCACCGGAGGCGATAACTTCGTAATGTGGCTTTGGGAAGGATGGCATTGTAAAGACTTGGTTGTTTTGAGGCTGGACCCTAAGACACTCGTTTCTGTAGTTGAGGCCAAGCTGAGAGAGTGGGGTGTCGAGGAATGTAACTTCACTTACGATATGCAGGGAATCGGTCAGTACTTCAAGGGATTCTTCAAGGATGCCGTCCCATTCAACAACCAGGCAGCACCTATCGCTAGGAGTCATCAGGAAGAAGAAGGAATCAAATACCTCTATAAGGATTTGAAGTCTCAGTGCGCATGGTTGTTCTATAAGATGATAAAAGAGAAGCAGATTTCCATCGACTCGGCTCTGCTTGAAAGAAAGTATTCAGGAAACGGATTTGACAAGGTTCCTCTCAGACAGATTCTTCAGAAGGAGCGTAAGATGCTCAGACGTGACGAGAATAGTGATGATAGGGGATTCAAGCTATTACCTAAGAAGATTGCCAAGAAATATGTCGGACACTCGCCTGACTTCTTTGAATCTTGGTTCTACGTAATGATATTCAGTTTAACAAAAAAGAAAAATAAAAAGGTAAAAGGATTATGGATGCTATCAAGGTAAATAATGTAAGGGAGCTGCTCGTAAGGAAGCCATTCTACGAGCTTACTCCTGCGGGGTACATGAAGCACTCGGCTGTAAGCGACGTTGTTCCTGACTATTACGACGGAACGATGCCAGACGACACCATGTATCGCCGCATCAAGACGCAGGCAGACTTCTTGCGTGAGTACTATCCATCTGCACACAGAATAATGGACGAGAAGGAATACCCGGACATCTGGAAGCTGAACCCTGAGAATAACAGGTGGTACTGCCAGAAGATTCAGCGTACAGCCTTTGCGTTCCAGCAACTCATCCACACGAAGCATCTGCTGCACTTGACTGGGAACGATGTTCAGTTCGAGCTTGCTGATGGTGATGACTACGAGAACGAGAAGAAGGTAGAGGAGAATCAGAAGACCCTCGATGTATTCAAGAAGGGTTGGCTTATGCACGATATGGAGATTCGCTTCTTTGAAGCCGTAAGTGCATATCTGAAGGTTGCAGAATGTGCAATCGTTGGTTTCTTCGATGAAAAGAAGAAATTCTGCACACGAACACTCTCTTATGATCGAGGAGATATCCTGTACCCTCACGTCGATTCACTCACTGGCGACCTTTTGTGCTTTGCCAGGAAGTACTACGACTACGACGATGAGGGCAACGAGAAGACCGAATATGTCGAGGCTTGGGATAACCGGAAGTTCTACCGCTTCAAGAAGGCTGTCAAGTCTGGAAAGGTGAAAGAGGTAATGATGAAGATTGCAAGGATTTTCGGAATTGATGACTACACCCTCATTGAAGAGAAAGACCACGGCTTCCAATTCGTACCGGTAGCCTACGCGCGTAACGACAACGGACCTTGTTGGTTTATGGTCCAGAAGAACATCGAGGACTACGAGGAGGCATTCTCATATCTCTGCGAGAATAATAAGGCGTACGCTTTCCCAATCCTTACGCTCACTGGCGATGGTGAGGATATTTCTATAACCGGCGACGATATGACCGGCTCTGCGAAGACAATCATGATTACGGACACTAACGGCAAGGCTGAATTCTTGAACGGAACGGATGCCTCTGATGCCTTCGCTACACAGCTCAACAAGTCGTACGACCTCATCTATGAGCTGTCATTCACCGTGAAGCCACCTGAGCTGAAGTCTGGTGACCTCCCAGGTGTAGCCATCAAGCTTCTCTATTCTCCTGCACTGGAGGTTGCAATGAACGATGCGCAGGAGTTGCAGCCATTCCTGGATAAGATTCTCCGCATCTGTCAGTTCGGCATCGGTACTGATGAAAACTGCGTCGCAACAATGTCCGGGCTTCCAATCAATGCGTGGATAAGTCCGTATGTACATAGTAATAAAACTGAACAAATTACAAATATTGCCACTGCGGTTCAGAACGGATTCCTCTCTAAGCAGACGGCTTCAGAACGCTGCCCTGACTTCCCTAAGACCGCTGAATATGAGCGTATCATGCGAGAGAAAAAGGAAGAAGACCAGCAGGACCTCCTTATGGATATGCAACGTGCGGATAACGAAACCCAGAATGCTATCGAGGAGCAGAAGGCAACGGCGAATATTCAGAATGGAGGTAGTGGAAACGTACGTACGGGTCGCGGAGCTGGACGCCCAAATAAGTCAGGAACCAAATGGGACGAGAATCGGAACGCCCCGAATGAGAACAACTGGCAGCACTACAACCAAACCCATTAATAGCCTATGGATGAGTTAAAACGTTCTGTCGATTATAGCAGAAAGCGCTTGCAGGCAATCCGAAACTGCGAGGACCATGTTGCAGATATTCTCTGGAAATCGACACAGAAAATAATTGCCGCAAGTAAGCGATACAGAGGTGCGGGCAGGCTCACAAACGAGTCAGCCCTGCTCTCTTATGCCAAGAATGTTACTGCTGAGGCAGAGGAGAGTATCAACAGTTACATCTCTGCTTACTCCAAGGTTTCATGCAAGATTCTCGGGATTGACAGCGAGAACATAGAATCATTTCTCGTTAGCGACATCTACGGAAAGACGACATCTGAAAGAAACGCCGTATATCTCGGAAACTTTGCGGAAGATATTGTAAGGATGATCAAGGCAGGAACCTTGATGGGATATTCAGACCAGCAGCTCCTGTCTTCCATCCGCACAGGCTATAAAGACCCATATCACACATCAGTCATCACCAAAGCGAAGAGAAAGGATATCAACATCGATGTTCCTTCTTACGGAAAAGGCTACTACAAGAACGCCTATCAGAACATCGTAAGAAACGCTTCTCAGGTGATTGCTTTGGCGTGGGGACAGGCAGAGCAGGAGTATGGGCAGGAGAACAAGGCTATCGGGTTCTACGTCAAGAGAGGAAGTAGTTATCCATGCGAAATCTGCCAAAATGAAGCCGATGCTGGCATCCATTCTTTCAAAGATCCATATCCTCCATTTCATGTTTCGTGTTGTTGCTACACAGTATTTGCATTCAAGGATAATAAAAAGAAATAAGATTATGATTGAAGAAACAAAAGGATACACGTTATCCGTCGATACGTACAAGAAGGCGAAGGCTCTTAAGATGAAAGACCCTCGCTATTACATCTATGCCAGCCTCCGTGGCTCAGGTATGCCAACGAGGGACTGTTGGGCTATCGCCTTTCAGGGAGAAGGTCTCAACTGGGAGAAATCTTTCCTTGAAGGAGAGATGAACAAGCTCGAAGCCCAGGAGTCTGTTCAGAAGAGAATTGCAGAGGTGCAGGGTAAGAAAGCGAATAACGAGGACGCTGAAGAGCTTTCTCCTGAAGAGTTAGCGAAAGCTACCTCCAAGGAGCAAATTCTCAAAGACCTGGTATTGGCTCAGCGAAAAGCCAAGTATGGATCACCTGAGTGGCTCAAGATAGTTGCATCCATCGCCGACTATAACAAGATTAAGCAGGACGAGATTGATACGGAAAACAATGTGGTCCATTACTACATACCTCTGTCGATGCCACGATGCTGCGAAGACTGCATTATCTTTAAAAATGGTCAGGCGACTTTCCAAAAGAAGAAGAAATAGTTAAATTCGTGTTAAAGTAACTTTGTTTTACTAGAATTTCAGCAAAACCAAGTACCTTTGCAAACAATTAATGTTCACAGATTCTTTCTGCTGAGCATAATTCAAATTATTTTGGTTAACTAAGAGGGGCAGCGTCTTCACAGATACTGCCCCTCGCTTTTTTAATAAATATATAAGTAGAAGAAAACTTTGAAGTCAATTAAGGATACTTCTCTCCGGTAACCAACTCAAGTATACCCTTAAGCCTATCATTAAGAAGGTCGTCATTGAATACAGGAAGAACACCGTATGGTGGCAGTTTCTTAGTCTCTGCGTCCTCCAAAATGAACTGGAGCGCCTGCACTAAGGAAGTGTGGTCTTGAACGACCTCAAGCAATTTATCGCTCATCCTTGCCTCCTTCCTTTTTAATCTGTTCTGCCATCTCAAGAAGAGTCTCGGCGTGCTTATCGCGGTCAATGACTTCCTGTACGGCCTCATCGCTCTCCTTGCGAAGCTGCTCTTCTGTCTTACCCTCATCGGCAGCAGCGTTCAGTCTCGCAGACTCACGGGCAAGGTATTCGTCACGGAGCTTCAACTTACCTGCCGTGTATTCTGCATCGCCAGGCAACGATGTATCCGCATACATAAGCTGGGAAAATGCCTCGATGATGTTTCCATCATCCTTGGAGAACTCATAATGGTCTCCTACAGCAACAGGAACACATTCATCGAGTGCAGCATACATTGATGTACCGATAGAGTATTCAACACCCCATGTGCCGGCAATGTTCGCAATCTTGATGAAAGGCAGCGAGCCTCTCTGCAAATGCTTCTTGATATCAGCAGGAATATCCTCTCTGAGTGAAGCAACTTCTTTCTTAGACAAGCTCTTACTGAACTTCAGCACGGTGAAGTGTCTTGTCTTGATAGTTTTTCCAAATGGTAATGCCATGATAACAATATTTTAAAGTTCAACTTTTATTTCCTTATACTCGAAATCTGTGCAAGAAGGATTCTCCTCAGAAGTAAACCTAATCTCATTAGGGTTATTACAAACCCCATCCTTGAAGAAGAAACAATCCTTGCAAGTGTAATCAGTCTGTTGTTCCATGTTCCAATAGTTTTATTTCGTCTTGGATATAAAACACCGCCTTACGCAAGTCCTCGATGCGTTTCTCGGTCTTGGTCTTGTTGCCATCCACCTTATCCTTTCGCAGGAGATACTTGATAGCGTTCCCTGTATTGAAGTCAAGGTGTCTGCAAATATCCAAAGGCTCAACACCACATAAATCCTTAAGCCACGCATAATGGGATGGGTGAGATACTTGCTCTGTCTTTTCATTTCTAGATTCTCCTCCAGCTGCTATTGCTACACCAAACTTCATTATGCTTTCCGTATCAAAATGAGCAAAAAACTCATGGTTAGAATCGGCAGATGTACATAGATATGTACAATCGTCATTTCTCTCTATACGGAATAGAACTGGGATATTGTCATCGTGAACAAACAGAGGGTCAAAATTGCATTTTAAGCAATTCTTCCTTGTAATATAAAATTCCAGCCCAACCTTAATATCTTCTTTCTTAATCATAAGCTATTTCTTTTTACTATTCAAATAAAATGCTCTAAGAGCCATAACCTCTGATGGGTTGTGATAAAGGATAATACAGAAATCACCATGTTCTTCTGTGTGAACCTTTCGTAAACCACATTCCTTGATAAATCCATCCTCACCAATATAAGGATCAAGGATCTCGCGAACAGCACTAGTATGGCTTGGTTGAACAACAATAACGCCACCAGTTTCCCGAAGTTTCTCTAGCTTCTCCCACTGAGCTTCGATATTTTCGTCTCCGTAGAATAAATCATAGCCATAAGGCTCTGTGATTTCTCTATCAATGCCCATTCCCAAAGGAAGTTCAATTACTATAATCGGCTTCATAAGCTATTCCTCCTCATCTTTTAGTTCAACGAAATCGCCAATACCCAAACGAGCATTGTTGATGCAAGACGCAATCCAACCCATCAGGTAGGCAGAAGGCTCGCCGCCGTGTTCTAAGTCAGTATATTCCTCGATGGCATCGCAGACGTGAGAAGCTTCATGGCAGCAATAGTTCATCGACATAACCTTCTGACACGGAAACGATACAAGAACGCCTCGCCTTCTGTCGCTCTTTCTGACAGCATCGGAATACGTAACGCCGCCGTAATCAATATCGGGAGCCTTGCATTTGTCAAAACAGGAATCTATCAGCTCTTTCAAGTCTTTTCCGATGTGTACCCAAAGTTTCAAAGGGTAGATTCCGTTTTCGTATTCGTAATATCCTTTCTTCTTCATATTCTCAACTATTTCTGTTTTGATACAATCTCGATAGCAGACAATAATGTCTTCTCGCTGATACCTTTTCCACTACCAACACCATCTTTCTCTATTCTTTCAAGAGATTTCTCAATAGAGCAAAAATCATCCTGAGAATTACTCATAAAGCCATCAAGTTCTTCACTTACACTACTGATACAATCGTTGGTTTTTTAACAATAGCTTCAAGACGACCGAAACACTTGTCGATATAATCCTTCAACCTTTCTTCATGCTCTATGATAGTTGCAGAGTTTGAGATTTTCCCATGCACCCAGTAATTATCTACGCATGCGTAATAATCACCTTTTTCATCGCTGTGTTTTTTGCCAGATACGACTCTTAACTCAACGAAATTTTCTCCATCCATTACCGCATACACTCCTTCTCCAAATGGATATAGTTCGGCTTTTTCTGCATCCTCCCTACTTTCTCTTTCTTTGTATGCGACCTTTCCTAAAACGCTAACTCTAATTTCCATATCTCAACTATTTATTATGTAATCTACCAATATGCCACTTTGAGCAAACCTTACATAAGTAAGGATGCCAGCCGAGTGCCTTCAACCTCGGAATCTGATTCAGAAACTCCCAAGCATCATCCTCAGTCTCGTATGCAACCTTCGCCTTCCATGAATGAACCTTTCTAGTCCAATGCTCGGGGTCTGGCTTGAACGGCGGAACCTTGTTCGGATTGTGATGTCTTCTCATAGGCACTTGAATGAAACACTGTTCAACGTTCTGTTCACCACAATCTCCTTATCATTGCACATGGTCCTCATGCACTCCAGGGCATCCTCGCGAACAGCAGTCATAATCTCCTGCATTGAAGCGGTGGCCGGAACCATATTCTTCTCGGCCTTAAGATTCGTGATACGGGAGATAATCTCCTTGATATATTCCTTGTCTATCATAGAAATCTGTTTTATAACCGTTAATCGTCAGGCTGAATGAAGCTCTCCGGCTGCTTGATGTCCTCCTCACCACGCAATTTATTCTTCACGTCATTGATGAGAAGCTCCTGCTTCAGGTCAATCATCTGCGCGCCGTACACCTGATAGGTCATTCCGCCCTGTGACCTCTTCTTGAAGAAGCCGTACTTGTCGCTCATATCACGCCCGAACTTCTGAATCGTAGGGATATCCTTCTCCTCGACATCGTTTGCCTTGCAGAACTCGACGAACCTCTCGTACATCTCCTTGGCAAGCATGCATTCCGAAATCTCGCCCCTCGCCTCTTGGCTGCACCTCATATCATACGCCCTTATCCAGGCATAGATAGGATTGCTTCCGAGAAGGGAGATAAGCAGCTGTCTCCTGCTGCCCTCCGCTGCCGGGAACCTGTACTTCCTGCTCCTCAGCTCCATCGCGCCACGGAATATCCAGTTGAACACTCCGCTCAGCTCTTCACGGATGATCTTGCTCGCAAGCTCCGGGTCCTGCCTCTCCTTAGGAATGGTAACATCGAAGCTCACGTACTGCAAGCGCCTGATGAATCCGAGCGACGCATCATCAGGGAACGGAAGCTCATTGAGATTGAAGATGAGGTAGGGGATTGAGTTCCCCTCCAAGATATCCCTGCCAAGCTTTCTCATCGGGACGGGCTCGCCGCTCACGAGTCTCTTGAACATACCGGTGTTCTTCCTTCCGAATTTCTTCGGGTCGGAATCGGAAGACCAGTTGAAGATGGCGTTCCTGATAGGATACCTTCCCCTCATTCCCTCGTCTCCGTCAGCAGTGAGGTCGGCGTAGTCCATCTTGCTTATCCTGTCCTTGCCGAATATGTTGCAGGCAACGTCGAAGATGACACTCTTTCCGTTGGCTCCCGTACCTATAAGGAGAAGACAGAGCTCAATCTTCGATGATTCCTTCCCCTCGTACGGATTGTATGCAGTACCTCTCTGTATGAGACCGAGACCGAGGAACATCTGGAGGATCATCCTCGACGTCCTGTCTGGGAGGACCTCCTTGATGAAGTTCATCCACCTGTCGCACTTCGCCTTCGGATTGTAGTCGTATGGGTGGTAGTATGTGACATGGTACTCGGGAGAGAACGGCATCACGTTCGGATACTTCAGACCGCTGCCGAAGTCAACCACTCCGTTGGCGAATGCAACGATGTCGAAGGTAGGTCTCAGTATGTTGTAGCACTCTATCACCTCCATGAATGACTTGTTCATCACCGTACTGATGCCGAGCATCGGAGCCATGGCCAGGTCGAGGAGCAGAAGCTGGTAAGCCTGTTCCAAAACTATCTTCGGAACAGCTTCGTATATCTTGCCGTTGAACATGTAGTAAGCACCGTTGTAGTACTTCACCGGAGCCTTCTTCGCCAGACGTCTCATTGACCTGATGAAAGTAGACTTCAGCTTGTTGTACTTATCAGAGTTTGCCTTACCCCAGTCCTGGCAACGGAGCGCTTCGAAGCCGTACTCGTCATGCCTCAAAAGGTCTAGCAACTGAGCGTGCAATGTGTCTATAGCAATACCATTTTCCATTTATGTACAATAATAATATTAATTTTCCGTTATTGTGTAGGATAAACCCCGATAAACAGGGGCTTTCTGAAGGATAACACGTGTCAGGTCGTCCTTACAACATGTCGTCTATAAAATATCGACAATACAAAGATACATATAATATCCTGAATATCCGGTAAAACCCTAGTAAATAAAGGGTATAAATATACATTTTAGGTATACATTAAATGAAGGATAGGTATACATTTATGGTTTGGTCTGCAAAGTAAGAGTTTATGGTATCAAATGTTAATAAATAACGGATGAATGAATATGCATAATTATCCTTTATGGTGGAAAGTAATTAAACTTTACAAAAAGGCTGAAAAATCGGAAGAAAAAATTTTTAGATGAGGTGACTACCGCGCTGATTTAGTGCTATTTAGGGGTGTGGGGGTGTTTCTTCTGAAATTATTACACTTTGTGTCGGTTTATATAGTGTAAACCATCGTGAAACAATATTTTTGTAATTTTTTCAAATTGTCGGTTTATATTTATAAAAAACTTATGTAACCCCTTAATAACCAACACTTTATAATATTGTTTATATTCATTTTCTTGCATAATTATACATTATCAATAAAGCGTGAAACACAAAAACTTATTACAAATTACTTGAGTAAAAAAATGTTACATAATAACGTACTGGTTAAATGTTAAAAAATTAACATATGGTGTTTATATAGTTATATATATAGAAGTAAAACGTAATATATTGACACTTTGCCACAAAGTGTTAAAACTTATAACTATCTATGTATCAATATGTTATAACGTCTTTAAAGGTCGTTTTTTAACATAAAAAATTTGCTTTTATCAATAAATTTTCGTACCTTTGTAGTACAAAAAGAAAGAGATAGGACACTATCATCTTATAAGTAACATTTAAACAATTTAGGTATATGAAAGAATTATCCGTAAAAGGTGCTCAAGGTTATGAGCACGTAAGTACTAAGGTTGCCAGTTATGTAACCGAGTGCAAAGGTAGCGCAGTCTTAGCGCAGAGTTTAGAAGTGCTCAATAGTTACCGCAAAAAGCTATTAAGCGAGTGCACCGATAGCGAAGTTGTAAGCGCAAAGAAAGAATTGGAGAAAGCACGTGCCAAATACAACAAGCTAGCAACAAATTACGTACTTTCAGATGAAAGCTATTGCAATTTGCAAACAGAGTGCGTTCGTTCTGCTGTAAGCGAGTTTTCACGCAAGCATAAACTACCTAATTTCTTTGCGTGGTTTGATAACAACAATAAAGACGTACAAACAACTATTATAGATAGTTTGCAAAGATTAGGCAGTAAGTTGTGTTCTTTACATCAAGCATTTTCAAGCGGTGCAAAGGTAGCAAAGAGAAAGAGTGAAAGCATAACAGATTTGCAAAAGCAGATAGCAGAATTGCAGGCTAAACTAGCAGAAGCGCAAAAGTAAGTAACACAAAACAGGTAGCTAGAGAAATCTAGCTATCTAGTTTTTCCTACTGTCTATTTGATAGGTAGCCAGTGGGAAATTTTACTCCAGGTTTTTCAACTTGGAGCGGGTCGCCGTGTCCTTATTTTTCCCACACAATTTGGTAAACCTTGTCGTGGTGTGTGGGCTTAACTCAGAGAGAGAATTTATTCTCCCTCAGGGGACTAATTGCCAAAATTCAAGAGAAGTATCTCAGTAAATCGAGAGTGCGAGAGGCACACCGAGATGGGAGAGAGTAACGTGTTACTCAGAGACATCCATCCGAGAGATACGCAAAAATTCCTGGCGTGAGCGTCGAATGAGATGAGACGGCACGACGGCTAGGGGATTTGTATCATCTAGCGAGATGAGAGTTTATAGAAAGAAATCATAATTCATATTCTATTCGGTGTTGTGAGCCGTTCGGGAGTGGTTACCCGAGAAATCCCAGTGTGTGCAATCACGATTGCAGCGTTCAAGGTACACACTATCCACGCTGACTGAAATCGGTTGCTTGTCATCCGTGCGAGATTTATCTCCTCAGAAATAAACAAGTTGCTGGCAGAAGCATAAAATCTGTAGGGTGTGAGCCACGTAGTTGAGACGATAAAGATAAAACGTGGTGCAAAGATGCACATCCTGGCTAACGGGGCGGGGAGAAATCTCCGCTCTACAATTATGAACCATTTAAAAATAGAATTATGAAAGAACAGATTTTGAAGAAGATAGGAAAGACGCTTGTACGTATTAATGTAACAGACCAGAGTGCAGAGGATGCCTACGATGAACTCGTTAACAGCAGCCCTCGCCTGTTTGGCATGCTTTCCAGTATCTACAGACTGAATGATGAAGAAGAAAGATTCGCTTGGTCTGCCGGCATCGCCTAAAATCTCCCTACGCTTGTAGGGAACAATAACCAAAAATATTAGAATTATGAGTACGCTGAGAATTAAATGCCTCGATATGTGCGAGGTTGAGAGTATCATTGCAGATGCTCAGGAGATTTTGAGTCACGTAGAATTCGGGTCGCTAAAGAATGGTGTGCTTACATTATTCTGCGTGGCGTGAGCCTAAAAATCTGTAGCCAGTACGATAATTGTCGTGTGTGGCTACGGAACAATTACCAATAAAATATAGATATGAAAGCAAGACAGATTATTTATTCAAGTACGATAATTGTGCTTGGATTTATTCAGAGTGCGCCGGCATTCATTTGCTTGGCAAGTACGATAATTCTCCTGAATGTGCTTGGAATTCTTTACGGAATTCTGCTTGTGTATATTTGGAGCAGTACGGAAAAGGGCAAGTGGTATTTCCGCGAGCTGTGGCGATCCACACTCCGCTTGGAGAATTTCATCCTTCCTGGAGTTTAAGAGATTTGGAAAGTACGATAATTGTGCTTGGAAACATTTAGCTAAATTCTGCTTGGAGAAATCTAGGCAGTACGATAATATAACCAATTAAGCAAAAGAATTATGGAAAAGAGAATCAGCAAGGGCGTGCTGTCAGCTGCGCTCATATTAGTTACAAGTTTCGTGTGTGGCATTATTGCTATCGCAGGATTTCTGCTTGGAGATTTTCAAGCCGTGTTATATTCTGCGGTTCTTGAAATGTGCGGTCTATTCATTATCTGCATAATGATAGATGCTATTCAGCAGCAGATAGAGGATATCTGTGAAATGTAGCCAAAATTACCGCTTGGAGATATTCGGGCGGTATCTAGTATTAACCAATTAAATTACAGAATTATGAAGAAGAATATTTTCGTGGCATTGTTTGCCGTAGTGTGTGTTGCATTAGTAGTTGTTTCAGTTACTCTGTATAATTGTCACAGAGCAAACGTGATGTTAAGGAAAACTGTGATAGCTCAGGCTAACGAGATTTCAGAGCTTAACGCCAGTTACACAGCAGAGGGCACTACGATGTTCGTAGGTCTCAGAAAGTAGCCAAAACAGAGAGGAGTTTCCGCTCCTCTCTTCTATTAACCAAATTATTAGAGAAATATGGATAGAATATTAAAGCAAGATTTGAGCAAGAATGAGGTTATAGACCTCTTGCGTGGAATGGACGCACAGGAAGTTGAGGGAAATTTCTCTGTACGTCGTGTCCTGATCAATACACAGGCGTGTGACGTATTCGGTGGAGAACCTGAGGACTCTTATCCTCTCATCCCCGGTACGTACATGGCATTGTATTACAAGAGTATTGCCGGAGACCCGTATCCGCTCTTTGAGAGAATATGTGAAAACATAATAAATGACGAGAACAAGAGCCAGACTCTCCTGAATGGCGATGGCATTATTCTGATTTTCCTGCTCAACAAGTACGAGTAGCCAAAAATGTGCTCAGGCATTTTCCTGGGCATACTATGTAGGACCATTAAACAAATTGAATTATGCAAGACAGAAAATCACAGAAGAATTTTGAGCGTGCGCTTATGCATGAGATGGAGAAGATCAAGATAGCAGCGCGCCAGTGGCATAGCAACAATACTAAGGGCTACAGAGATTATCGTAGCAAGAAAACTATCTCCAAGAGCTTCTCTGAGATAGCGGTGCTGTGCATGAGCTGAAATGTGCGTGGCGATTGTCACGCATACTATTCACCAATATTTAAGAATTATGATAGATGAAGAATACAAGGAGAATGTAGAGTACATACTCTCTACGATTTTGCCTAAGTTGCAGGAAATCCAAAAAAAAGTATTGAAAAATCAATCAAGACTGAGCCTTGATGTTAGCGTTAGCAATAAAAACGGCGAAGGGTATATAAGTTGTTTTGCCTGTGTCATGAATGACATGGGAGAAATAACGGATACTTGTTTTCCACGTTTCATCTGCGTATGCAGCAAAGAGGAGATTGACGAGCGGCTCAACGAGCTTAAAGAGTTCATCAAGAAGTACATAGCCTGAAAATTGAGGGAGTTTTATCTCCCTCTCCTATAAACCAAAATGTAGAATTATGAGTAGATGGGTACAATTTTATCACAATATTAACAAGTTTGACCTTGTGAACATGAGATTCACCGATGAGGTGAGCGTTGTGGAAATGGTGGGCATGGATTCTGTCATGCCTATTGACGACAGATTGAGTCTGTCATCCATACGTGATATAGTACAGAAGAAAATCAAGAGTATGAAGAACATCGAGAGTTTTGATCCTTGTGCGTTCTCCATCCTCACCGGTCCTACGATTCTGTGTGCTTCAGAAAGTCCGGTGTACAATCTCTAGCCAGAACTGGGCAGTACGATAATGTGCTGCCTGCTATTAACCAATAAAATTCAGAATTATGACAGACGGAGACAGAAAGTTCCTTGCCAGGCTCGTAGCGAGCCACAAGGCAGTTATCAGTGAGGAGTGCAGACGCAAGAACCTCGACAAGAGCGAGTATTTCAGACGCGTAGCACGTGCAGACAAAAAGGCTCAGGAGATTGAGCAATCGTGCATGCGCCCTCGCAAGTTCTAGCCAAACATTCTGTGCAGATAGACTGCACAGAAACCATGTTAAACCATCAAAATTAAAGAATTATGGAGAAAATGACACAGAAAGAGTTGAAGAGACTCGTTAGAGTAGGAGCTGCCAAGGATATAACACACAGTTCAAGCCGTGCAGCCATCCCGGAAGAATATAGTCAGGTAGGCTATTCTTCCGGTGTGTACGGATGCAACGGAATGCTGTTCCGTGGTCACAGCGGAAAGCTGTATGCTATTTGCGCAAGAACTACGGCTATCTGGGTTTTCGGCTAAAATTACGGGTAAGCGTATGGTGCGCTTGCTCGTTTCTATTATCAACCAAAATACAGAAATATGAATATACAGAAAGTATGGGATGCGTTTATCAAGGAAAATGATAATCCATCATTCGTAAAGATGGCATATGCCGTAGTAGAGCAGCTTGGTGGTGTCGATGAAGACACAATATTGAATTCTCTCGATAGTTGCAGAAATGCCAATGACGGGTACACTGGATTCTGTTATCTTTATCAGACAAGCAAGTTCTGGAATGAGAACAAGGACGCCATCATGGAGAATATGCATGAGCTTGCAGATGATTTGGGAGAAGACCTTATCACGATGATTAAGGGCTTCGGGAATTTCAAGGATGACAAATCTGTCACCTATGATGCTATCGGCAAGGCTCTGTATGCTCCTTTTAACGAGGGCGAGAGCAGAAATATCTACGACACATTTGCAAAGTATGCACTGGAAGAGGTTGCGAATCGATTCCAGGACTGGTGGTACGATCAGGACGAAAGCGATTTCGGTGATTAGCCAAACCAATCCTCACTCTTGCGGGTGGGGATTTCTATTAACCAACAATTACAGAATTATGAGTGATTTAGAGAAAATCCTGAATGACGATTTACTGAAGTGTAAAATCGTTGAGTCAGTAGAGAATCCTGTTAGGCGTGTGGACCTCATCAAGTGGACGCACGACAATACATACTCTATTGCAGAGGTACGCAAGGATACCGGTAAGCTAGAGGTCACAGACTTGAAAGCTGCCAGTGGTCTTGATGCATACAAGCATTTCTACAGAAATTATGGCGACATTGCCATATGTGGCTAAAACTCCCCACACCATTGTGGGGAACCATTATGAACCATTAAAACAGATGAATTATGGAAAAGAATATTTGGGAATATGTTATGAACAGCAAGGGTGAGGTTATCGAAAAAGTAGCCGATTATATCGGTGTAAAAAGCTTTGCCAAGACAATCGAAGGCCTCTATCGCGAATGCCTGGAGAATTTCGATGACGCAGAAGACATGGAAGAATACATTGCTGATTTGTACGGAAAGAATATCCAGTCTATGGCATGGGATTTTACTCTCGAAGCAAACAGAGAGATGAAGAAATATCTCCATCTTAACGACCAGCGCATGGATGGTAATTTTGCCAATCTGTACAACGATTATCCTAGACACGTTACAGGAACGTTCTGGGCGACGGACTACGACGGCGACGATTACTATGACTTGTTTCCTCAGATGGTAGCCAGACTTGATGCAGCAGAGGACAGCGAGCAGGCGAACGAGGATAGAGCGTACCTAGAGGAATGGTATTTCGAAGCCTTCGGTACATACAACATCAAGTACAATTTCTCGAACGAACTTGAAGAGATTCACTCTATGATGGAGGAAGCTTACGAGGAAGCCTAACAATATCCCCTAGCATGGGGATATTCAATGTTAAACCATTTAAATGATATTAGATATGAGTTACGAATTTGCTAAGAAGGAGATTGGTGATTACAGAATCACCATTTACCAGGATGAGGATGCCGAATGCCCTTGCACAGAATGGGATTTGGCAGGCGTTTACTTCTGGGACTATTCTGATTACGGATACAACAGGGAACTTTCTCGTGGTTGTAGCAGTGAAGTCGACGCTGAAAATGCAGAGGCTGCCTTGAAAGAGCTTGTCTGCAAGTATGTTCCACAAAAGAAGATTATCAAGTATATCAATAGTATGTTTCATTGCGATCATCTGTGTCTCGAATACGACAAGTCGTGCCACATGTGGAGTTTTGAAAGAAAATCAAGATTCAGCATCGGCAAGAACGAGTGGTACAACATTAGAGATTTCACTCCTAACGAACTGAAGAACGAGGATGTTAGGGATGAGCTTACAGAAGAGCTTGAAGAAGATGATTTTATTAATCTCCTTGAAAACTGCAAGGATATAGCATTCTACGAGTGGTCTTCCAGTGGATATAGCCAGGGAGATTATGTTAGAGGATATGCCTATTGCGACAAGGAGCGCTTCAAGAAGATGGTGGATACGAATACCAAGAACTGGAAGAATCGTGCCATCGAGCTGTTTGAGAGCGAAGTCAAGAATATTGGTATGTGGATGTGGGGTGATGTAAAAGGTTACGTCCTAGAAAAGAAACGCCCGTATACAAAATTGTACGAAGACGGTAAATCTTCTGATTCCTACGAGTGGGAACAGATTGATTCCTGCTGGGGAGAGTACTACGAGGACTCTGACGAGCTGATTAAAGACGCTCTCGAAGAGAATGGAATCAAACTAAAAGAAACAGCCTAACAAGGGGAGCTTGCATGCTCCTCTTCTATCAACCAAATTACAAAGAATTATGAAATTGAAACTTTATCACGACACAAGAAAGAAGTTCCGTGACTGCGTGGATGCGTGGACAATATACGTTCCTTATCCGAAGTGGCTTAGAGAAAAGACATGCGGTACAATGGGAACATTCCTCGGATGCACTCCAACGGAGACGGGAATGATACGGTGCATCTGGGAGCACGACGAAAGAAGATGTGGACGCCCGTATTTCGGCAAGAAGATTGATCCGAAGGATACCCCTAAAGCATTTCAGGAAATTTTCTACAACATGGAGAAGCTTTGGAACGAGGCAATCACCAAGAACACGAATGAAGCGTGGAAAGCATGGAGCGAAGTCTAAAATTGGTAGCCATTTGGCTACCTGCCAATAACCAAATACAGAGAATTATGGAAAGAATTACATTTGTAGAGAAGGGCAGTAGAACAATCTACAGACTTGGCAGACGTATAGTATGCTACAGGGATGGTTACAGAGTTTATTTCGGTAAGCCATCAGATGTTACACACAACACGTTCGATGCACTATCAGAGAATATAGCACATGAGTATTGCCTGAAAGTTTGTGAGCGCAAAAAGTGGGAGAGGGCAAAATACAACAATCCTGTCGCATACAACGCCCACAGAGTATTGAACGCATTAGCCTAAAGATAGCCTCCGGGCTATCACTATTAACCAATGATAGATAATTATGATTATAGATGAAATTTTAGACAGAAAGGGCGGCAGGAGATTTGTTGCAGAGGTGTTTAAGAGATACGTCTTGAAGGAATCCGTTTATTTCGGGTTCAAGTATTTCTCAGAAGCATACAGCAAGTCTTCTGACACAGATAGGGAGTATTTCGTAAAACGTGCCATTATCAAGTATATAGTGGAAAACGGATACAATATTAACATTATCAATTTTATCCTTGCCGTGGATTGGACTTAGCCTGAATAGTACGCACATTCTGCGTACTTCCATTATTAACCAAATTATTAAAGATTATGAAGAGATATTACGTATCAGTCACAGAGCATTTAAACAAGGTAGTCAGCGTTGATGCTGAGAGTGAGAATGAAGCCGTACAGAAAGTGCAGGATGCCTATAATAATAGCGATATTATTCTTGACGCTGACAATTTCTCAGGTGAGGTTATCGAGATCGAACCAGATCAGGAGTACTGGAGAGAATCCGAAGAAGATGACAGCGTAGCACTCCAGCACATCGACTAAGCCAAACGGGGAGAGCAATCTCCCTACCAATAACCAAAAATATTAGAGATATGAAGAAAATCAAAGTAGGAACGAGGGTATACTGCGACATACATTCCCAATCAAAGGAACACGTTGTCACTCACGTTTCAGAGGAAAGAGGATTCGCGGGAATTGATAATGAATACTGGTGGCCTATAGACCAGTGCTTCCCCTGCGATGAAATAACATTGCCTAAAAAGCGCAGCTAAGGACTGCGCACAATAACCAAAACATAAGAATTATGAATGAAGACAGAATCCTAGAGATGTTCTTCGAGAAAGCCAGATGGCAGTATGCTATCGAGAAAGGCTTATTCAAGGACATGGACAAAGCAGTAATGTATCAGCTGACAACACCAAAGGCTCGTCTGGCTATGTATCAGAGGATCAAGAGCGGCAAATACAAGATAATGCCGCCTCATACGGCAAAGATTCCTAAAGACAACGGAGATTTCCGTACTGTCTATGTGAATGAGCCTGTAGATAGAATCCTTTTGAGTATAGCAAACGACCTCCTGTTCGAGCTGATGCCAGAGATGGTGCATCCACGCTGTACGTCATACCAAAAGGGTATAGGCTGCGGTCGTGTGGTGCAAGATGTGTCTCGGATAATATACTCGGCAGAGGGAAAAATCATCGGATGGAAAGGTGACTTCTCCAAGTACTTTGATTCTGTGCCCATTCGGTTCATCGACTGGGCATTTGACAAGGTAGAGGAGAAGTACGGAAAGTCTGCGCTGATAGATGTCATTCGTGACTACTATCACACAGACATCTATTTCGATGAGGACAACAACCTCTGCGAGAAGTATCAGTCCCTAAAACAGGGATGCTCTGTTGCTGCATGGCTGGCTGATGTCATTCTCTATCATCTTGACGACAAGCTATCTAAGCTTAACGGATATTACGTCCGCTATTCAGATGATACGCTGTTTGTCGGTGAAGACTATGAGAAAGCCATGGATATCATGAAGAGCGAGCTGGAGATGATGCAGATGACGCTTAACCCAAAGAAGGTTGAGTATCTTGATGCTAATCACTGGTTTAAGTTCTTGGGATATTCCATCAAGGGTCACAATATCTCTCTGTCGTCCACACGTATCAAGACCTTTCAGAAGGAGATTGAGAAGAGGACGATAAAGAAACGTGACACCACGATGACGAAAGCCATCAATGCAGTAAACAGGTATCTCTACAAGGGGTACTGCGATTACTCCTGGGCTACTCAGGTTCTTCCGGTCATAAACGTGAAAGAGGACATCGACAAGCTCAACGCCTTCGTTATGGACTGCATCCGTGCGGTCAAGACAGGCAAGAGAAAGGTCGGTGGTCTCGGATACGTGAAGACTCAGGCTGTAGGTTGCATAGACCGAGGTCGTGGAAGGAACGTGAAAGCCAACAGGAGTAAGACAGAGAGCGAAATCAAGGGGTATCTATCGATAGGTTGTGCTCAGAATGCCTTGCGAACGAGCAGGGCAGCGTACAACACATTGGTGAATACTCTGTAGACGAGCATCCTAGCGCAAGGATTTTGCCGGAATGAAGACACAAGGTTTTAAATATCCCGGTTGCGGAGTGCATGGACCTCATCTCAATGAGATGGGTCCTACGCTCGTCCTAAACCGGATATTATCAATCTGATATAGCTATGCGCAGTATCTTCTGACCGGCAGACTCTGTAACCGAGCACACGGACGTGGGAGAAGGACGGACAGATTCAGGCGACGCCTCTATAACATCATCTGAGGGGACCGAGTTATCCAAGTTTGCAACTTGAGACACCTCGGGCCCCTCGTATGACGCACAAGGCGTAGCTCATCAACGAAGTACAGAAATGTGACATTCCGTATGACCACCACCGGTGGCGCACACCACCACTCCCTGACGGATGGCTGAAGTTTATGCAACAGGTCTCTTAACCAGAGTAGTTGATCCTGGACGGCTGCGCAGTAGGCGCATTGTCCTGGATCACCTATTCTGGCGAATCCTGTGTCAAATCAGAAACATAAAGTATTGTGCCGAGCCATCGGTCAGGGAATCACCCTAGCACGAGGGTAGTCTTTAGAGGAGAGTGAATTTATGAGTGCTGTTTACATGCCGCCGGCCTCCCCGGAACACTATCCGGGTACTCCGGCGGCTTACAACAGCCCTCGAATCAAGCTGCTATAGCTACGTGCCACGCTCTCAGATAAAGACAACGTTATTGCCAAACGAGGTACACGAGGAGGTATCGGTTTATTCAACCCGCCTTGTATCAACGCGATATGTCTGGTAATACCAGCAATCTCGCGTATCGGCAAGCGGGTTAAATCATCAGCCTATAGTAAGACAACAGACCTATGAGTGTACCTACAACAACCAAAAGTGAATTGCATCACGACTTATCAAGAGTATGAGGTTTAATATCACGTGAGTGGTATACCTGCCGCCTGCCGTTATCCCCGCAGGCGCAGGTATCCAAACACGGGATCGAATCAAGAACATATATCCATGCAACATAATACATGAGATAAGTCATGCGCATTGCAGCGATGTCTGGCAAGTTCTGAGAGTTCATCGAGCGTTTCATTGATTCTGAAGCCAAGGATGGGGAAGCGTACGCTTCCTGATGTTGGCTTCATAACAATGCCACGCCCTTAATCAAAAACTTAAAGCAATGCAACGTATCAGGTTGAGTCAGACTAGGTTATTGCGAGCCGAATTGTGCGCAAGGAGAATAGATTGTACAATACGGTATCAATCATCCTGAAGATCCAGGTGGTTACCTGGATCTGTCAGGACTTAGATACAGTATTAATCAAGACCTTATAGTTACGCAACAGATTCTCTGAGCGCACTCCCATTAACCAATATTTAAGAATTATGAACAGCAGATTACTAAAGAAGCTTGAGGAAATCAAGAAAGAGTACGAAACGTCAGAAGTTTGCATGGGCGAGATGCTTGATTCAGTAAGCGCAGACGGATTCTCTATCGAAGAGGCTCACTGGTTGTATATGCGTGCAATGGAGTGGGCGAACGGAGACAAATTCTATATCCACATCGGAGAAGACGAAGATGTACTGAGTAAGGATGAACTCGAAGAAGCCAATTTGATAGTGCAAGAATAAGCACTATCCCTATTAACCAATACAATAGAATTATGACATACGACGAGATTATCAATGCAGTTGAGAATGGTGCTAAGTTCACCATCAACTTCCAGAAGAGGACATGTAGGATGAATGGTAAGATAGTAATGTCTGAGGAAGATAAGCCGAAAGATACACCTTACCTGACACATGCAGTAGTCCTGTTCGCAATAGAACAGAGATATATGGCATACAAACATTCTGTGCCGTCTGAGCGTTCTGAATCCCATCGCCGCTACTACTTCAAGGCTTTGCCCGAGAAAGAGCTCTCAGACGAAGATATGATGTATGGTGAGCGACGAGAGGTAGCTAGATGTAAGCTGGAGCTATACATACTGATTCAGCTTCTAAGAGGCAACCTTGCATGGGAGAACAGGTGGGGAAGATGGTTCTGGAAGTCTGAAAATGACAGGGACCTGATTATCCTCAGAGACTGGGTTGAGCCAAACAAGGGTGGGGCGTAAGCCTCATCCACTAGAGTTAAATAAATTTTTAGTAACCAATTTAAAATTATTAGAATTATGAAGCAGATTGTAACAATCACTGGTGAGAACTTGAACATCGTAACTAACAATGTAGAGGCTACAGCAGCTACCGGTAAGAAGACCAAGGCGCAGATGCGTCTCGAAGCTCTTAAGGCAGCAGGTGTTGATACTAGTAAATATTTCCCTCTCGGTGATGATCAGCTTATCAAAATCGAAAATGGTGCGGCTGTTCCTGTTGATATGGACGATGCAACCATCGATGCGGTAGGCAAGCAGATTGTCGAGGGTGGATACGTAAGTAACTGGAAGCTCTTCCGTCGTTGGGTGATGAGTCAGATATTCCACATGTTGCGAGACATGGAGAAGGACGGCAAGTCATTCAACGAGGTGTTGCAGAAGAAAGGCTACGAGTACCAGTGGCGCATGTTGGAGAACGAGCTGTATGCTCAGATGAAGATGTGTGACCACAAGGACTACGAGAATCTCAAGGCGAGAAACCGCTGGTTCAACGGCTGCGTAGCACACGATATGGCTATTGACTATATTAACAAGCTTCGCAGCTACATTGACGACAAGTGCATCTACACTACCAAGGAGGACAAGGATGGAAACAAGAAGAAGACATACAAGCATACCTGCAAGGGTAATCCTTATATCCGTCTTCAGAACGAAAACATCTTCGTCGCTGACTTGGAGAGAAAGGTATACAATCCTCTCCGTGACCTTGCCAACAAGATGAGTGTTGCAGAAACCTACAAGGAACTCTACGATGCCGTTCGCAAGTTCAACAAGAACCGCAAGCATCTCGCGTGGGATACCAAGCAGGCTGATGCGTTCATTACTGCCTACAAGGGTTCAGGTTCCTACTACACGATGAGAAACCTCATCATGTTCCACGGAGCAAGATTCCTGAAGAACGGACGAAAGATGTCAGAAACCAGCTCCCTTAAGGAGCTTGAGTCAAAAGCCAAGCTCTACGACGAAGAAGGTTGGAGAATGCTCGGTGTTCTCAAGCAGCTCATCAAAGAGTCTGATATAGACATCCAGGGCAAGATTCTTGAGTGGAAGAAAGCCAAGAGCGAGAACAAGTAATCATCAGTAGGACGTAAGGTTCGCCACCTATGGAATGGTGGCTCGGCAGCAATTCACAAGAGCTTCTTCAACGAAGGATCTCCTCCAGTCACTACTGGAGGTAATCCTTCGAGCTAAAGCTCTCTAGATCGAACTATTAAAGCAAGGCGCCAGCCGGGAGCCATTCTAGCCCAAAAAGTCGGTTACTGATTCGGTAACCGATTCAAAGTCTAACCAATAAAATTAAGAATTATGAAGGAAATTAATGTAGACACAAGAGAGTATATTAAGGCTCTTATTGACGGGAAGAATGTCGTCGAGGAATCACTTCTAGACGCCATCTTTGACGATTCGCAATATCTCACCAATAAGTTTTTTTCATTGGGATTTGTAGGAGGCGCACCTACAATGATAGAGTATCACGGAAACTACCTATCTATCAGGAAGCTTCGATCGTGGATTACATCAGAGTGGGGTAGAGAGATTGTCAAACGACTGACTGGCGAATCAAAAAATAATATATACTATTTCGAGACGAAGCAGTATCTCGACGAACGCCAGGCTGAGCCTTTAATCTATACATTCTTTCTGAGCACAGATTACCTTACTGTAAGATTTCACTACAATGTAAAAGTAGATGAAGATTAGCCAAAAATGTCAGTCGTTAGCAGCGGCTGGCTACTCATATCATAACTAAATTTTGTTTAAATGGTTCAAGCCGGTCTGTCGTGAGACACGCCGGTTTTTTGTACCACTAGTTTAACCAATTTTAAATTAGAATTATGAGTAGAAATTACTGGACATTAGGTAAGGAAGGAATGAAGACTCGTCTGTCAAAGGCACAGGCAGCTTATGAGAACGCAGTAGAGAACGTCAGCGACTTGCACGTCAAGATCAGTGAGGGCAACAACAAGTTGGGAGCAATCCCATCCGTGTCGCTCATTCCGGTCATGGATTGCGGCAACTGTGCAATCTGTGCAAAGAGCTGCTACGACCTGCGCAACGACATGATTTACAAGGAGGTCATCAAGACGAGAGCTATCAATTCTGCCATTCTCCACGAGGATCCTGAACGATACTTCAAGGAGATTGACGGGTATCTCGACTACAGATTTCCTAGAGCCTTCCGATTCCATATCGGCGGTGATATCCAGAATAAATGGTATCTTGACAAGATGTGCGATATTGCACGCAAGCACAAGGATACCAAGTTCCTGGCGTTCACGAAGATGTTCGATGTATGCAACGAGTATCTCGATGAGGGCAATGTAATCCCAGAGAACATGCATATCCTATTCAGCGGATGGCTTGGTCTTAAGATGGATAACCGCCATGGATTCCCTGAGGCGCATCCTATCTTCGAGAGCGGAACGTCTGCTCCGGAAGGAACACGTCTGTGTACCGGAAACTGCACAGAGTGCCTGAAGGAAGACAGACTATGCTGGTCCATCGGTAAGGGGCAGGCGGTAGGATTCCTTGCACACTAGCCAAAAGCCCTCTTCGGAGGGTACTATGTTTAACCAATTAAAATTTTGAATTATGGCAGTAGCAAGAAGAGGTACAAGAATGCTCAAAGCTTCCGACATCATGAAGAGAAAGGGCATTGTCCAGAAACAGATGGACATGAACAAGTTCAACGAGGTTATAGAGAATTTCTTTATGACCCATGAGCCTAAGGAGACGATTCTCCTAACTCCGAAGAGATTCATCGAGATGGATAACCCGCCAGAGGGAGACTTCATCGACTATCTCGATGTCAGCGTTTGGGAGAAGAGGAGTGAGGACCCGGATGACCCGTTCGACTTCATAGACTATCAGTTCATGAAGAAGAACGGAATGCTCCGTCCTATCCTTATGGTGAACGAGCCATTCATCGGCAATGCTGCCGGGTGGCTGAGAGATTTTTGTGGATTCACTGTGAAGAGCAGAACACGAAAGAAGAAGAAGGAATACATCGTGTCTCTGCCGGTGTAAAGCCGAACAAGGCGTGGAACATTATTGTTTCACGCTCCTAGTATTAACCAATTAAAGTAGAATGATTATGGAAATAGTAGATGTAAATGTAAAAAATCTGAGTGAATTCGATATTGAGAACGATCTCTATCATGACACTCTGTGGGAGAATATGTTCGACGATGGCGAGTATACGGACGACGGATGCAACGAGGCTGTAGGTTTCATCTATTCTAACGCCTGCCATGCAGAAGTTTATGGCAACTCTATGGATGTCAGATGGATAAAGGATAACTCAGACAATCTCCGCCTGGCTATGGTGGCAAACGACCTGGTAAATAACCTCATGGGCACAGAGCAAAAGAAAATTATCACCGAGGAAAACAACGGAACCACGCTCCTTACTTACGCTGGTATATATCTTAACATCTTCGTCAATTTCGAGATGCGTCACATACAGATTCTCGCTTACCAGGAAGCCTAAAAAGCCCTCTTCGGAGGGTGCAAGTATTAACCAATTAAAATTAAAAATATGAATGATTTTTTAAAAATAGCAGAGGAATTAGACTGGAGTTATAATGTAGACGATACACCTAACGAAAGAGGTGAGGTTTGCGTCGAGTTAGAGAAGTATTCCCCACAAGACCAAGATTTCATCGCCACAATTTGGTTCGAGAATGGCAATAAGTCTGACTTTATGGATAAGTTGTATCAATATTATAGCGACTTCGATCCTGACGAGGAAGCCAGTAAATGGATTGGCGAGGATGGACATGGTGCTAACGGCGCGCCATACAAATTATCGGATATTTTGCAAGATATGGAGGATTGCAAGGATATGCTACTAGATTTATGGCACGAGTATTTTTACGATGAGTACCCAGAAAATCGTCCAAATGAGACCGACGAAGGGAAGCGACTCGCAGGAGAAATCGAGGAAAAATCCGGAAAGCATTACCACTCGTGCTCTCTACAGAATTATCCGAGCGGTAAGTACGGCGTTATCATTGATGGCTGCCAGAAGTTTCTATCGGAATGCAAGGAAGAGACATTAGCCTATATGAAAGGCGTGCTTACGGGCCTTGATATCGAAAGAAAAGACTAAGCCAAACAAGCCTGCCGGAAGGCGGGCATCAATTTAAACCAAAATATTAAGATTATGAAGAGAAAAGTATTGAAAGACAAGATTGATGAATTGCGTTCAACAGCAAAGATGGAGCTTGCATGCACCATCCGTGAGATAATGAGAGAGCACAATGTGAGCAGAAAGGTGTTCGATTGGCCTGTACGTGCCGGCGACAACAGGGAGGTGAACATCGTAGAAGTAGGCGACAGCGATACAGCTATCCCTATCATTCATAGCCGATGCACTTCTGTAGGGTTTGAGTTCCCGGAAGCAAAAGCTATCGATGATGATATACCAGTTGACCTTCTTGCAGACATCGCTACTAGTCTGAACGACGAGCTGAACGGCTATATTGGTGTCTATGCTGCAAAGTATAAGATTGCCTACAATGATGGAATTTTCATTCCTAAGGAGAATCCGTACGTATTCCGAGCAAAATCATATAAAGATGCATTGGATGAGGCGGAAGACTACATGCGTGTGTGGAATGACCATAATGGTTCTACCCTAAGACTCGTATCAGTCGAGAAGCAGACTGCTTCGGAAGGTTAAATTAGCGTTAAAAACGGCAAAGACGATGGTTTATATTATAAACTTTTCGTATCTTTGCCACTAGTAACCAAAATATTAGAATTATGACAGAAGAAATAAGAATCAAGACAAGAGATTGGGAGAGACTTCTGAGCTACACACAGCAGCAGAAGTACAAGACTGCCATCAAGCAGGGTTGGTTCGCCAATTATCACAGCAACGCCTGGAGGCATGACACGTTCTATGGCGCATACATCTGGAAATATCCGAAACTTATTAAGGTTGTAAGGATGTTCGAAGAGATGCTAGGACATAAGCCATTATGGGAAGACATCACCGACGACAATCTGCGCGACCTCTTCGAGAAGATCCAGGAGAACTACGCTCCTAACTCGGCAAGAACCGTATGTGCAACCATCAAGGCTGTGATACGTGAGAACGATGCTACCAGGGAAATCCCTAGTCCTACGTTCGGCAGAATACTTAGAGCGAAGGCTGTACCGGTCCAGTCTGTATATCTCTCTGATGAGGAGATAAACAGAATCATAAAGTACAACCCTCACGGGAAAACAAAAAGATATGTTCAGAGAATGTTTATCATGGAATGTCTCTGTGGCGCACGTTACAGCGACTGCCAGAGAATGACGGAAGAGAACATAGATGATACCGGACACTTCCTCGTCTATGTTACTCAGAAAACAAAGACCGAGGTAAGGGTTCCACTTCACAAGAAGCTCCGTCCGTTCCTCGTATGCGGTACTGGTGACGAGCCTCTTCCGGGTGAGATAGGTGAAAGGACGTTCAATAGAGCTCTCCGCGATATCTGTCGTGACTGCGGAATAGATACGAATACAAAGGTGTTCAAAGCCGGAAAGGAAGAGACAGGAAAGAAGTATCGGTTCGTATCATCCCATACCGGCAGACGCTCGTTCGCAACGAATCTCTCAAAGAAGGGAGTGCCTCTTGAGCAGATTGCCGTCATGATGGGACATACCAGTAACGGTATGCCGAATATCCAGATGACGCAGCGCTACATTGTCGGTAAGACCGAGATTGACAGCAATACACTGAGATTGTTCGGCGTCTATGAAGAAGACCTCGATAACGGTCTAGATGAGGATTAAGCTAAAACTGGAGGTGGTTAGCAGCCATCTCCTGCCATTGTTTAACCAATTAAAATAATGAATATGGTAGAAGATTATACAGAAGAAGAGTTGAATAAACTCATCAATGAGTGCCGGAAGAAGTACGAAAAGCTAGAAAAGGAGACCATTATGAAGGCTCTGACTGGCGAGATTGGTACGAACTCCGCAATGGTGGAAGAGTTGGAGATTCTCAACATCCACTATCACGATGAAATGGATGAGTACGATATCACTGCACCTGACCTGAATCCAGATCTTATCGATAACTTCAAGAGGGCAGAGCGTGATGGCAAGAACGTCATCTTCGAGGCACAGGAATATCTTAAGATCCTGGGAATGTGCGAGGAGATGTTCAACCAGAAGATGTGGGTCAACGAAGATGGCCACATATGCGATGAAGAAGGTAATAGACTTTCCGCCGACAGAGAGCATCGTGTTTTCGAAGTTGTTAAGTGCGGGAAATAAGATATTTCTAGTTTTTCATAGCTAGATTGTTTAAATGAGTGTCCTCTCTTGCCCGTGAGGGTAGGAGGGGATTTTTAAAAACGGCCCCGATTAGCCAAAAATAGGGAGCTTCGGCTCCTGCAATTAATAACCAAGCCCTACGCAACACGGTCAAGCGATAAGAATATGACAACAGAGAATTTAGTTACAGCCAGAAACAAGGTGGATAATGTTTATGAACTGATCAATGACTTGGTTAGTAATCATAGCATTGATATGCTTGACTTGGCGTACCCAAAGCACGGTGGAAAGCAAGACGCTGGCGCTGTTGCAGAGATGATGCTGCTCCGTCAGAGTGCGAACAGCCTGTCTGAAGCTTGCAGCTTCCTTGTCGATAGACTCACGGATGCTATTGGAGACGAAAATGAAGTAAAATAATAACCATTCAGCCCTCGCTATCACGGTCAAAGCAATCTTATGATAACAACTAATATCAAATTCAACCGGGTTGTTGCAAAGGAAAATTTCAACAACAACAGTATCGAAGAACTGAAGAACGCTATTGAGAGAGGCATCCTTAGCGAAACAGGTCTGATTGTTGCAAGTGACATGAAAAAGGCAAAAGAAATATTGAACCCCGATGGTAGTCTTGAGATACAGAAGACCGTTGCAGGAGAAGCTATTGCTTTCCTCGCTGATGAGACCGCAGTGTCGGTAAGACTTATCCAATACAACCCTCATGGTCTTTTAAAATTCGTCTACACGATAAAAGCAACGGAAATCTGATGTAAAACAACCCTTCAGCCCTCGACATCACGGTTAAGTCATTTCTATGAAGAAGATTTTATTTATGCTGATGTTTGCACTTGTAACGGCATCATCCTTCGCACAGGAGAAGCATCCTTACTACTGTACCATTAGCGGTACGTACAACCTGGCGATGAAGATCAGACTAGAACTTGAATGGGGCGAGCAGAAGCAGCCTGTAGCCCTCCGTAACGAGGAGGGAAAGAAGATTGAGTTCAATAACCTCACCGACATTCTCAACTACATGTCAGCGAGAGGATGGCAGTTCGTTACCGAATTGAATTATGACGGACACATACATTACCTTCTGAAGAAGGATGTCTCTTCCCCGGAGGAGGCAAAGCAAGGACTTCGCTTCGATACAGACAAATAGCAATACAACTAGCCGCTTATCCACTTACAGATAGGCGGCTATTTTATTAAGATAACCACCAAAAAAGCAACGAAAATCATACTTTTTTCTTAAACTACGTTAATTGTAAATATTCTGTACTTTAATGAATATTGCAATCAGCTGTTTTTGCTTCTCTTGAAACCTTTAGCTATACCAGTATCTTTAAAATGCTTGTCCTCACTTTTTACTTTAATAAGTACGGTTTATGGTGAAAACAGAACTATTGCACGGAATAGAAAATCGTCGTATCTTTGCAGTGCTTGTTAGAAGTCACGCGCTAGCAACTAAATAAGTTTTATCTAGAAGTTGATTAGTTCAACTACAATGATATACCCTATCCAAAGTTTGGAGCGTGACCCAGACGGCGGATAGGGTTTTTTCTTTACCCTATCTCAAAGTTTCAAGCAAATACATACGAGGTTTAATCCGTGCAGTCCTCTTCGGAGTTATCGACCGATATATAAAACTGCTCTGTCAGGTAAGTTACATTATGGTTGTGTAAATCCCGCAACGTGTCACCTCACGACGGGTGCCCATATCAGAAATGAGAAAGCCGACCATAACGAACAAAGCTCTGTGGGTATCAGAAGACTTATGCTGGCTTTACAAGGAGTACGAACTACTATGGTATATTATATATATTGTAGTTGATAAAAAATAAGGTTCGGCTCGCTTGGCTATCCCATTTATTCTTATGGGTATAGAGGTGTTGTATATGTAAATGAAGAAAAACGTTAAACATTAGTTCTATGGCAAGAATAACAAGAAACAAAGCTGCCGAGATACTGGGAGTATCAAGACAGACTATCAGCAACTACATCAAGGAAGGCATCCTTGGAAGCTATGTAGGCGAACACGGCATCCTCTATGTCAACAGCGAGGATATCGAGAAATATGCTCAGAAATACAAGATGATTGCAGCAAACGAGAAGATGATTGACGAGAAGCTCAAGGAAGTCGAGTATCGCAAGCGCGCAATCAACGTAGAGCTCACTGAACTGAGAGACAGAGCTACCGCAAACGGCAAGCTGGCTGCAAACGCCGTAGGCATGCTGTTCGGTGTAATCAACACAATGTCGCATCTTGGTGTATTACCGAATCTGACCTATCGTGAGTCCAGTCTTCTGAAAGACATCATTAACGGAATGACCTATGACGAGCTGTCAATCAAGTACGGCGTGTCTGCAACGAGAATCAGGCAGATTGTAGAAAAGACTTGCAACAAACTCGCCTACAACGAGAATATTGCCATTGCTGAGCTCTCAACGAACAGAGCCTTGAAGTATGAGGTTGAGCGCCTGAAGAAGGTAATCAAGTCGATACAGGTAAGCTTCGATGAATACCGGCGCGCGAAAGGTGACAAGCCAGTCAGTAGCGCAGTACTTCCTCCGCTGATCCTTTCCAGGGATTTAAAGGACTGTGGCTTCTCTGTCCGCATTCTGAATGCACTCAAAGGCTTTGACGTATATACCGTAGGCGACTTGGTTCGTAATCTCCGGGGAAGGTCAGAGCTTATGAAACTCAGGAATCTCGGCAGGAAGAGCGTCTGGGCTATCCTTGACTTCGTTGAGGAAAACAATCTTGACTTCAAGGAGAACGGAGAGTCTGAGGAAGACTTCTACATCAGACTCAATAACAAGTTGTCAAACCAAAAAGATTAAGTATATGAAAATAAGACTAAACAAGTGTACTGACCGTCTGGAAATCAGAACCAAAAAGAGAATGATAGCCTTCCATTGCGATATTCTGAAAGGTTCTTATTACCTAGTACCGACTGTAAGATTTGACACCAGTAGGGCATACGGAGATAAGAGTATCTGGTTCCTCTTCCTAGATACTTTCGTGTTGATTGATCTTTTTAAAATAAAAGACTAAGTATATTTTTTTTAAAATTTTAAACATTATGAGTGTAAAAAACATTATTTTGGCATCAGTACTCGCAATAGTAGTACTCGCCGCAGGTTCAGTTATCGGTTGTTATTTCCATTACAACAACCAGGAAATCTCACTTCGCCAGCAGTCAGAGGCTCAGCGTGGCAAGATTGAGGGTGTTCACGACAAGATGTGGAAGGTTCTTCAGCAGAAGGCACAGGTTACGGATGAGTACAAGTCCGCATTCGAGTCCATCTATCCGAAACTTATCGAGGGCAGATACTCAAAGGGAGACGGTTCTCTTATGAAGTGGATCAAGGAAAGTAATCCTAACTTCGACGTTTCGCTATACAAGGACCTCATGCAGTCCATAGAGATTCAGCGCTCCGAGTTTCAGACATCACAGGAGAGAATGCTCGATATCATCCGTGAGCACGAGACGCTCGTGAAGACATATCCGGCGAAGTGGTTCATCTCCGATACAAAACCTATCGAATACAAGGTTATCTCCTCATCCAAGACAAAGATGATCATGCAGCTTGGAGAGGATAACGACGTAGACCTGTTCAAGAAATAACGGCTTATGGAAATATTCATATTTCTAATCCCATTCGTGGTTGCTGCTTTCCTGTTGATTTTCTTCAGGAAGCAGACCACCTGGTGGGAATACGCAGTACTTATTGTTCCTTCCATCCTCATAGGCATCCTCATGGAGTTCGTGTTCAAGCAGTACAATGCTGCTGACACGGAGTATCTCGGAAGCTACGTTACAAGAATCCGTCATTACGATGCCTGGAATGAGTACATACACCGCACGTGTACAAGGACCGTTGGAAGCGGAAAGAATCAACGTACGGAAACATACGATTGTTCGTACGTAGACAATCACCCTGAACGTTGGACTTATTTTGATGCTAGGAACAAGGAAGAATACTTCATGACCGACAACGAGTTTAATGTAGTCAGAAAGATTCTCGGAACCCAAAGCGTGTTCATTGATATGCACAGGGATTACTACACTAAGGATGGCGATGCTCAGGAATGGGCGTGGGATGGCTCCATTGAGAACTCGTACACATTATCTTCCGAGCACGATTATAAGAATAAAGTGAAAGCATCACGTTCTATTTTTAAGTTTGAGGATATAGATTATCAGCAGGCGCGAAAGCTTGGACTGTTCGAGTATCCGGATATCGTTCTTTACGACCAGAATCCTGTTCTCGGACTGAAGATCCCGAAAAATCAGGAGAAGGCGATGAGATGGCTGAACGGATACTATGGCGAGCGGAAGCAGTTTAGGGTGTTCGTCCTGTTCTTTATGAACAAGCCGGAAGAAATCGTTGAAAAGCAGCGCTCATACTGGCAGGGCGGCAATAAGAATGAGCTTGTCGTGTGCGTTGGTATTGACAAAAACAAGAATGTCAAGTGGTGCAACGCATTTTCATGGTGTGATAGCCCGGTCGTAGGCGTTAAGAGTAGAGACTGGTTTATGAGCAATCCTGTAAATCTCGAAAAGTACGCCGAGTATATCGGTCCCATTGTAGAAAAGGAATGGCACAGAAAGAACTTCGAGGATTTTGACTATCTCACAATTGAACTTACCGACGTACAGTACTGGGCCATCATTATTATCTTGCTTATATTCAATATTGTAATGAGCTCCTGGATTGTAACCAATAATTATAAAAACGATTTGTAGCGTATGAAAGAAAGATTAAAAATGATTTTCGACCGCATCGACATCTTCGTCGTGTGCATTGTCTTCGGGTGCTGCCTCACTGTAGCGGAGGTATTCATAGGAACCTGGGGAGGGTTTGTTCTTTTGTTTATAATGACTTCCCTTATTACTGAAGTCTGCTACACCCTCCGCTGTAACGAGAAACTGAAAATAGAGCTGATAGAGACAAAGGAAAATCTGAAGAAGGCTGAGAAAGAGTCGGATACTGCAAACCATCAGATCGTCAAGAAGAGTAGAATTATCCGATTCTACGTCTTACTGGAAATGTTGTGGAGGGAGAGATGGAAATGCGAACACGCAAAGGTTAATTACTGCAAGCACAGGATAACATTAAGACAACTTATCGATGCGATGAATCATTCCGATAAGAGGTGTGATGAGATTTCCAATATAATCTTTGAGCTTACCAAGTATTGAGAGTGTAAACTAAACTGTGTCAAGCTACAATAAAAGTAGTTTAACACAGTTTT